GTTCAGCGTGAACTCCTGCCGATCATCCTCGGTCCGGCTCACACCAGACAGCGAGATCTGAGCCGGCTCCATGTCCGTCGCGGTTTCCCACTGGAACATAGTCTTGCCCATCGCGTTGGGAACGGGGATCACGAGACCCGCCGCGCGTACGTCGGCCGCGACCGCGAGGCGGATGATGCCCTCACGGATGACAGCCTCGTCGAGGTGCTCCCACTCATTCTTGCGAAGAGTGTCGAGGGTGCGCAGTGCCTGCGGGGACATGTGCTTCCCCGCCTTCAGCGCCTTCAGGAGCTGTTCGCCGGCCCATCGGCCGGTGTTCATGAACCCGCGACGGTTCAGACTCGTCGAAGCGCCGCGGGGAGTCGATCTTGCCATATCTTGTCTCCTCTCTTAGACCCGCGAGGGCCTCAGCAGATCTGGACGCGGATGCGGGTCCCAGCGACGGGAGCCGAACCCGAAGTGTCGACGGCCTCGAGAGCCTGCGCCAGGCGAACGCTAGCGGCAACGCTCGTCTTCGTCAGGAGGCCTGTCGTGTTCGACGTCAGGTAATCGCCGATCGCGGCGTTCACACCCGACGCCAGGAAAGCGTAGACGCGGTCGCCCGGCTTGAAGATGCCGACGCGGACCGTATCACCACTTTCGTAGTCCTCGTCGATGTCGTCTCCCAGCTCGTCGCGCTCGAGCGCAAACATCGGCGTCACGTTGGCGGCGTCGTCCGTCTGCTTCTTGACACCTCCCGTCGACGTCAGCTCGAGCAGATGACCAGGCGTTACCGCCTCGGTCGCAGCCCAGTCCTCGGTGATACGCGGATCACCGAGCAGTGCGATCACTCGCCGTGCCATATGATCTCCTCCAATTCCTTGTGGAAGCTCTTACTGAAGCTTCAGTTCTTCTGACGAGCCGCGAGGATTCGCGCCGTCATGTCGGGCGGCTTCGGAGCCTCGTCGTCCGAAGTGCCCTCGTCGCGCGCACCACCGCGACCGCTGTTGTCGATCTTGGGAGCCGAGGCACCCACGAGCTTGACCATCTTCTCGAGCTCGTCGTTGCCCTTGGTCGCGAGCTCGGCCTCGGTGAAGGCCGTCTGCTTGGAAGCCGAGAGAGCCGCGAGCAGACCGCCTCGGCGCTGGGCCTCAGCAGCCTTGTGAGCGTTCACGGACGAGGCCAGGTTCGGGAACATCTGGAGAACCTTCTCCTCCGTCAGTCCCGCCAGTGGATCCGCAACAGGCGGAGTCGCGGGAGCCGGGACCGGCGCCGGAACGGGCGGAACATCCGCCGGCTTCGGCTCGGGCAGAGCCTGCGCGCTCGCCTCGAGATTGGCGAACACGACTTCCGTGCAGGCCTCGAGATCCGCGACATGGGCCTCGAGGAACTGCGTGCTTCCCTTCGCCTTGTGAAGAGCGACGAGAGCCGCGACGCGCTTCTTGTCGATCATAGTCTTCTCCTTTTCGGTTGTGGGTGCATTCGTTGCACCGACCTTCGGTCCGCCGCACCCACAATTGGGAGCGGACGCATTCATCGGCTCGAACTTACGAACTTCTTTGACCTCTTCAGGGGTCCCTTCCAGAGAGGCCTTCCCGTCGGCGATGCTGAACCCGCGACGGAAGTTCTTCATCACACCGTCGGGAGCAACACAGTAGACCACCTGGTTCGACTCGGAGAACACTTCGATCACTCCGAGGAAAGCAGGTTCGGTCGAGTAGAGCGCTTGCTCGAGGAGGTACCGGACGTCCGTATCGCCGATCTCTTCCTCCTCGGCATGAGTACGAAACTTGGCTGCGAGAGCCTGGAACTTCTCCCTCAGTTCCTTGAGAGTCACGGCCTTTCCTCCTTTGGACGCAGCGCGAGGAGCGCCGCAACCCATCTCGACGCTGCAAGCGCCGATCGTTCCTTCAGGGAGCATGGCGAGATGATCGGGCACGATGTTTCGCCAGACCCCAGAATACTTGACTCCGTCCTTGAGGCCAGAGCCGGGCTCGGTCTCGACGAAACAACCAACACTGACCTCGACGAGATCGTTCGCGCGCACACGCTCGAGAGTACGAGCACCTTCGGGCATCTTGGTGCAACGAACGACATCGAGCCAGGCTTCCATCTTCAACTTGTCGCCGTCAACAAGAGTGTGGAAGATCTCGCCCATCTTCATGCGCTCGAGCACAAGGGGCTCGTTGCCCGAAACACGGATGCCGTTCAGAATGGGATGGTCCCAGAGTACAGGCCGTCCGTTCCATCCATCGGGGCACTTGCCGAACTCCTCGGCGAGTACCAGTTCGGGAGTGTTCGCGTTCGCTGCATGGATTGCACCTTCGCAGAGAGCCACGACAGGAACTACCAGATACTCCCGGCCATCGAACTGGGCCTGGCGGATCTGAGCCCCGACCAGTGCGCCTCGGAAGTGGACCGTCTTCCTCATCCTACCTCCACAATGCTCTGGCTGCATCGACAGTTAGTGTGAATTGGCGTGTCGACGGCGTCACCATCAGGCCCCTCAAAGTCCTCATCGAGGCCTACTTGCTGTCCGTCCATCTCATCGCACTCGTCGCAGCAATCACTCTGGGCGTCCCATTGTCTTTGAGCACTGACACTGAGCTTGCCTTCCTCCTGTGCCTGGAGCCACATCTCGCGCTTACCTTCGTTGACGGCCGCGCTCAACTGTGTGTCCGCGATGCCCTTGGCCCTGTGATCGAGGAGCTTCTCAGCGTACCTGGCGGTCGCTCTATCGATCTGAGCGTCGCTCCAGCCGGCCTCTGGTACTTTGAAGTTGAGGTTCCCGCCGAATACAGAGATCGTTTGACCAGAGGCATCTTCAAGACGTGCTCGCAGCTTGTCAACCGCCGACTCCTGGGCCGACGTGAGGCCGATGACCTGCTTGATCTCTCGAGCTGCCGACGTCGCAGACTTCTGCTCGTTGAAGGTACGAGCAACAATCTCGCGGATGGATCGTCGTGCATCCCGGTCAATCCCGCTGATCAACTCGGTGGCCCTCACATCGGCCCAGGTCATGGCCCTCGGCGATCCCCCCTTGAAAGTCGCCGTGGAATCCTTCGCGCCGCGGAACCTGCCCTTGTTTCTGACGGCTCGCGCCTCGGATGCGCCGCTGGCATTGAGCGCGGTCAGCATCGCATCCCGCACACGAGGCTTGAACTTCGCGCTCATCTGATTGAAGGCGTCGTTGAGAATGCGCTCGAGACCGTTCTTATCGAATGCTGCCACAACCCTGATCAGCTCGACCTCAGGCATTGACTCTCGTGCGAATGCGACGGCCTTCTCCAATTCCCGCGCCAGTCGTCCACGGAATCTGTTGACGAGCTTGGCAGTACGATCCATGCTCTTCAGATTGCGAGCCGCTGCTTTGGGTGCGAAGGGCGAAGGCTTCTTCTTTTGCGGGGCGTCGTCCTCTTCCTGAGGGTCGATGTCCGCAGTGCCGTCGACGATGCTCTGATGCATCATGGCAGCAGAGTCTTTCGCGAGCTGTTCTGCCTCGAGCTCCTCAGGCGACATCACTTCTTCAATGGGAGGAAGAAGCAGCACATGATCGCGGATCTCGTTGCGAGTGACGACAGTCTCTTTGGAGTTGAGACCAGCCCACTTCGCTGCGACGTTCGCCCTCTGCTCGTCGTTGAGGACGCTGATCTCCGGCCAGAACACGTCATACGACTCGGGCTCAGGCAGAGCACCGTGCTCGATGAACATGTCCGCGAGCGGGCGCAGTATATAAGGTTCAGCAAAATCCTTGCGCCGGTCAACTACGCGCTCGTTCCAGTTCTCCCGGTCTTGGGTTGAGGCCAGCTCACCTCGTTCGGAGCCCATCAAGATGCGCTTGGGAATGCCTGTGCTCCCAGAGATGAGAGTGAGGCACGAGTCCAGAGGCTTTGAGTAGTCCGCAACATCGCTGCCCAGCATGCTCACAGTAGTTCCGCGCGTGACCATCGCCCTGCGCATCTTGTGGCTAAGCTCTTCGGCTGCGTCCTGCAAACTATCAATCGCAGCCTCGCGCTCATCGGCCGAATCACCAAGGCTCAGCTCTTTGTCAACGTCGACGACCATACCTTGGTTCGCGCGCAGCCAGAAGGCCTCGGCTCCACCGCCGCTGACCTTGTCCATGTCATCCAAGAAGTTCCACACTCGTTCCAAACGAGGCTGCCCAAATACGGCGTCGTCGAGGGAGCCGTCGGCGATGTGGATCACTCTTGAATAATGCACCTTGAAACTAACAGAGCTTCGTCCCACGAGACCAGTGTTGACAGTCCTTCGTGTGACCTGGTACATGTTCGGCTGCCCGAAGCGCTCACTCGTTGCGTCTTGATCCCATTCCAGGATCTGAGCCTCGTCCTCAGCATAAGGAGCCAGATAAGCAATCGCTTCGGGAGGGAACATGTCGGGGATCGGTGTGCTCATATCCCCTGGCACTCCAACGAGAATGATTGAGTAGCGCCCGAGACCGGCAAGGACGTCGGCCCTCTGCAGAACAGACCAGATCTTCAGTCTTTCGGCGAGGTCATTCCAGGCTTCTTCAAAAGGAGTGATGACCTCAGGGTCCTCGTCCTCGGCGAGCTCGACTCCGCCGCGCCAAGTGGCTTTTGGTAGTGCATCAACTACTCGGGCTGCGATGCCGTTTCTCTTGAAGCGTTCCCTGTACTTCTTGACTGTCAAGACTCGGTCGTAACCAAGGACTTGATACAGGTCACGATCACCGCCGAACGTCATCCCTGCCCTGGCAGCCAACTGAGCACGCTCGAGGAGCTCTGATGTGAGGGTCTTGATACGAGAGAGCATCGTCGGACGAGGCTTGCTCGTTGTCTTGATGGGCTTCTTGGACCGAGTCTTCACCGGAGTAGTCCTCCACGCTCCGGCCGAGGCTTTCTGAGATCCTCGACGGCATAGCGCAGTGAATCGATCACGTGGTTCTTTCGGTCCTCGAGCACAGGCATGATCTGCCCAGTCATTTCATCCGTCTTGTAGGAGTAGAGAGTGAGCTCATCAATTGCATGGATGCAGCGAGGATGGACAACGATGTGATAGTTCTGGAGGAACTTGATGCCTTCCTCAACAGAGCCGGCTCCTTTGCGGGCTCCCTGGATCTTGGGATACCCATGATGGTTCATGTAAGAAATCGTTTCGGGCCTGGCCGAGTCTGCCGTCATCGTCCATCGGCGTGCAGTGCCGTGACCGTATTCCTTACACGAAGCATCACACGGACGGCCGTGCATCACGGCTTCACATCCAAGGCCATCGAACAAGACCGGAGTGTCGTCGATCTCGCAGGCCACGGAGTAGACTTCACTGTCGACATACATGGTGCGGAGCTCGTGATTGAAGAAGCATCGCACTCCCACAGTAGGATCGACGCTGAATCCCCAGTCGCCTCCGTAGTAGAAAGTGACGACCGTAGGAGTATCGAACTCCTCGACGCGCCAGTTCTTGAAGACCCGAGCCTCGCTGTTCGTGAGGTACTTGCCCAGCCAGATGTGAGCGTACTTCTCGAGGCTAGTCCTCTTGTCCCACTCCATCTCTCGGCGAAGGACGTTGGGGAACCAGGCATTGTCTTTGTAGTTGGCCTCGACAAGGATCGTGTCGGGAGGAGATCCGTTCGGTCCGCGAAAGAAGACGTCAACAGGATCCGTCTTGAGCCGGGGATTCCATGTGAACCAGAGCTCGCTGGTTTCTTTGCGAAGAGTTGGCCGCAGCATCGTGAGGCTCTTATCGCTGAGAGTCTGTGCCTCCTCGACCCAGGCCACATCATAGCCTTCAAGAGACTTGATGCTCTCGGCAGTGTGATTCTGCATACCCTGGAAGATGATGATCCCATCTCCAGGTGTTTCTATGTGCGTCTCAAGGATCCGGAAATAACTACCAACTCCAAATCTGGTAATCTTGTCCTCGAGGAGGCGCTTGACTGACTGCTCCAACGACTTCTGGATTTCGCGCACGCAGACGGCACGTGTGCCAGGCTCGAGGAGGCATCGCTCTATGAGGGCTTCCGCGCGCTCGTGGGATTTACCAGATCCACGACCACCGAAGATTGCCTTGTAGCGGGATTCTGTTAGGAGGGGCTCGAAGACTTCAGACGTCTGGATCTCAAGGCACGACCGATCTGGTGCTTCTCTGATCTCCGAGATCGTCGATGACATTAACCCTTGGGATCATCCTTCTTGTCATCGCGTCGAACGATGACCCGCCTAATCAGTTTGATGGGTCCGCCATCCTTGCCCGTCAGCTCCAACTTATCGGCAGGCTTGCCGAAGCGATGGTGCCACAGCAGCGTCTCGAGGGAGGGATGAAGAGTACCTTCATCGAGACGAATGCGAAGGTTCGTCACGTAGCGCTTGCTCGAGAGGAGCTTCTCCGCTACGTCGTGTCCCGACATGCCAGGCTCGATCGCAGTGAGGCCGATGGACTCCAATGCTTCGCCCGTCGGCTTTGGTGCGCTTGGCATTGAGCACCTTACTAACACGCTAGACTATTCGAGAGGCAAGGGAAAAATGACAGTATATAAGTTAGGGCCTGTAACGGCTCTGTACTACTACCTTGTAACTAACTAATCTATTGATAATACTAGATGTAATAGATGTATCAGTTGTAACAGGGGGGTCAGACTCAAAGAGAGTGGGTGTTAACCGACATTCGGGAGTACTGTAGGGAAATGCCGTTACACGTGGTACACTCGTTACACTGCTTATTTTGAGTAGTTTAGGCCAGCATGCGGTCGCGTTACAACGCGTTACAACGAAAGAAATGTGATGGGTCACCGGGAAAAAACCCGGAAAGTCGCCGTCGCCTACGACTGGCCTCCTCGGACAGTTCCTTTGAGTGGACTGTAACCGGGATGGACAACATTGACAGTTTCACAACTAACTGGTTATAACCACTCACCTAGATTTGCGGAGCAATCCCAGATTCGAATGTGATTCTACATGCTTCACTGCAAAATCTCTTCCTCTGGTGCAGCTTGTAGAACTCCTTGCACCACATGCAGACTCGCATCCCCATGAGCCTAGCTCTTTTCGCCCTCTTCATCTGCATGTAAATCTCTTCGAGTTCTTCCTTGGTCTTCTGCTTCTTCATAGAATAACCTCGCGACCGGCCTTCCCGTTGCAACGAAATAGCACCAGATGTGCGCGTACTCCCTCTGCCCGAAGACTTCGAAGCCGATGTAAGGCTCCTCGATAGTTTCCTTGCAGTACCTGCACCTCACAGAGGATCCTCGCCCCACGTAGTATTCCACTCGAACTTGAACCACAGAATCCAGAGCACACGCCACGTAAGATTCTGGTAGTGCTGCATCCTGAAGAACAGATGCGGACGCATATGAAAGAAGTACCCAATGCTAAACCCGTGCGACGGATATTCTATCCTCGGATAGTCTTCAATGCCGGTGAACCAGGTCCATTCCCTCCAAGGAGAGAATCTATACTTGAATTCAAGCTCAAAGTCCTCGTTATCAAGCCGAACCTTGTGCGCCTCGCTCATGTATCTGCGTTCCTGCTGCCGCATCTTCAGTTCATCAACGTAGCAGATTCTGTTAGGCCGGCAGAGATCGTGTCCGCATCCGCCACCGACGCGCATCTACTTCTCCAGATCCTTCTCAGGCCACTCAAATCTGTGTGAAGTAAGCTCCTTCAGCTTCTGGTAAGTAAGATGACCGTTATACCCGTCACCCTCCTCGTCCCACGAGAACACCTCTTCGCCGTCACTGACAGCGTCGTTATATCCTACATTCACAGATAGATGTCCCCAGCGAAAGCGAACATATACAGAATCGCCGTGATCAGTGAGGCCACTCCATTGTGAAGGACACGAGCCACAGGTCTTGACAACAGCAATGACCTTGATCAAGTCTGTGCCGTGCGAATGCTTCCACGGGCGCCAGTTCTTAGGAGGACCCCACTTAGTCATCGACGCGCTCCATCCAACCGCCGAGCGTTGTGAATGCCTGCAAGTCTACAAGACTGCGTTCCGTACTTTCAAAGGGCAGCATCGAAGTGGAGTTCAGGAATCAGTCGAATGGCTATTTCATCGTCATCCGTTCTCGAGACATCAAACGCAACGATCTCGACAATCTTTCTCACCAATGCAGTCTGGATCCAGTTCCAAGCTCTCGAACCATGACTGGGAGCAGCAGTCTCCGACAGTTTCGAATTTGACGACCAGACCCTCCTCGAATGTGAAAATCAGCTGCGTCTTGTCTTCATTGAATTCGACTGCATTCAACGGATGATCCATCATTCCTTTGTACTTCTCATTCACACGAACCAGGCTACCGTCTTTGATGTTGCACTGGCAGCCGGCGAATCCACAGGCAAACTCACCGTGAGCACTTGCCCCGTGACCACAGTAACAGACGTTCATCGATACCTCCAGTCTCGCGGTAGATACTCGCCATCAGTACCAGGAAGATCCGCGAAGAACGAATCGAACCAGATTGTCCAGCAGCCATACAGAACAACTACCAGACAGACTAGGATACAGAACACGGAAAGGAACTCTTTCAGATCAGAATGCTTCTTTTCTTCTAAGGCCACCACAAGACCTCCTTGACAGGGATGCGGGCCTCGACACACAGGCCCATCATGTCTTGTGTTCCTTTGCCTCCTGGCAGTGGGAAAGCGAGGCACAAGTCAATGGGATCTTGCATGTCAGGCTTGTGCTCCTCGAGCAGCATCAAACGATTCCTGATTGGACCGGCCTTCTTCTGGTACTGTGCCCAGTTGGCAGGATAAGGACGAACTCCCCACTTCCACCTAAGAGCGATGTGCGCAGCGAAGGAGTCAGCACCAGGTGCGCCGCCATGGATGAGGGTGACAAGCGAATGCTTCTCACGGATTAGCATCAGCTCTGACAGAATCTTGGTCTTGCCTTCCATGGCCTGGCTCAACCAGTGACGCGAGCCGGTGACGAGGAGCTTCACAGGATCATCTCCTGTAGGGCTTCATCGAAGCGAGCACGCCATTGGTCTTTGGGAAAGCCACTGGCGTACAGATACGCAACCAGTTCACCAGTGCCGAATCCACCACGGCACCAGCCAACTGTCAGAGCCTCTTGAGGACCCCAGATGTGTGAGTATACTTCGTAGGCTTTCACTGGTCGTAACCTGCCTCACAGGTGATATTGTCAAGCTTCCAAAGATTGAGCTTCATCGCCCCTCCTTCCACTTCTCGTACTGACTCAACTTGTCATTACATCTACGTGCAACAACAGTGGGATCAATCTTGCAGTGACGCATCACGAAGTAACAGGCAGCCATGACATCGCCAATCTCTTCAGTGATACGGTCCCTCAGATTTGAGCCATCCCAGTGCCGGACTTCGCCGTGAGTCTCGATGAGCTTGCCCGCGACCTGCACTAACTCGCCACACTCCTCGATTAGTTTGGACAGGCCTGGCCAGACAGTAGCTCCGCGAATGCTGAAGTCGCCGGAGTTCCTAGACACCGAAGTTCTTCCTGTTGAGGTACAGAAGACAGGCCACTCCGTAGATCATACCAATGAATGACCAGGCAGCTCGAGGAGCCCAGGAGCACTCGACGCTCAAGAAATAGAACCAGGCATTCGTGATGAGGGCGAAGCTCAACACGAATCCCAGAACTTTGAAGATGAATGCCATCACGTCATCGTCTTCACTCATTCGAACCTCACTGGACCAGAGATGCGAAGGACGTACTGTGCGTTCCCTTGGCCGAGGATAGAGTAATGCTTCAGGAAAGCTCTGAAGAACATGGACGTGTCGTCAGGGAACGCGAGGACGTAGTCACATAGAACCTGGATGTCCCACCTGGCAATCATTGTCTTATGGGTGCAACCAAGTACTCGGCGCATCACAATGCTGTAGTCGGGCTGAGGCATCGATCCGATAAAGCCTCGTCCATCCCTATGCCAGCCTCCCCTCGAGGAGGGAGCGATAATGTCGGCGACTGGGCCAACTAAGCGAGGTCGACGGTTCTGGCTGCCACATTCAGGAGAATACAGCTTCACCTCCTCGATGTCTAGAGCTCGAGCAAGACGACGTCGGCGCTTCATCGTCTGTTCTTCCTTCGTGAGTCTTTCTGCATCTTCATCTTGCGTCTCTTCACTTTAGGCAGATGGAACTTGACTCCCATCTTCTTGAGTGCGGCGCGAAGATCTGCCACAGAAGAGCCGGCTTCGTTGATGGCTGTGACAGCCTTTGCTACTTTGTCTTGTAGATCCTGCTTCTCCTCACTCACTTGTCGCTCCACTTGGACAAGACGTGAAGCAATCCCCAAGCGAGGGCGAGCTCCACGTGCTGATGAGGCAGATCCCGGTGTAACAGGCTAAGTACCAGATGCACCAAGGATACCAGTCCGAAAAGCCCTGTCATAAGCTCACCTCGTATTGCTGCGCTCTTTTCACGCAGATCTCGACCTGATTGAAGTGCATGGGCCAGGCGGAGTACCCATCGCCGTAGAAGCGGACTAGATATTTTCCCTCGGAGATGTTCCTCGCTACTATGCACCCGAACCTGCGGCTTGCCCTGTCCCCCGATTCCCATATGAGCCCCGTTCCCACGTCTAACATGATCACTCCACACCATGCTCTACTCCCAGCCTGCTGGACGCCAGATGCCGTCTTGAAGATCTCGACCCCAACCACGTGTGATCATCCCATCCCTGCGCAGGCTCATGCGACGGAACCCCATCTTCTGGAGGATATTTGCGACGCGCTCAGCACTGCGCTCGTCGCGCCTCTCGACAGGGATCTTGAGAACTTCCCAGACTTCCTCTGGGTCGAGGCGCTGCTTCTCTTCATTGGACTTGTCGAAGTGCTTACGAAGAGTAAACTCCCACGGGTCTTCGACAGTCCTAGACTCTTGATGTTTACCGGCTTCGTGCCAAAGTTTCTGAGGCAGTCTGATAATATCAGGGCCTCCTTCCTCTTCACGAGTCTTCGCTTCAGCCCACAGTTGATCTCGGTCTCTGTTGATCTTAGTGATGTCAAAGATCTTGACACGAACAGGCCAGAAACGTCGATTGCCTGTCATGTCCTTGAGATACGCTGAGGAGTTAGTTGTGCCGACGATTACGAACTGCCGCGGCACGATATCAGCATTACGCTCGTAAGCGAGGCGAACAGGCCCGTCGATCTGACGTGACAGAAAGCCCTTGAGACTTTCGATCTGAGCCTTGCGCATGTTCATCAACTCTTGCGCTTCGACGATCCACTTCCCTGAAGTTCGTTCGATAGTTTGCTTGGAGTCAACACCCAGAGGAAGATCATCAGAGAACCAATCGTCCTTTGGGCAGAGAGCTCTGAGCATAGTTGATTTGTTCTTGCCCTGTTGGGACTCAAGCACCATCATCTCATCGAACTTGCAACCAGGCTGCATGATGCGACGAACGGCAGCCGTGAGCACGAGTGCGCCAACAGCGCTGGTATACTCGTTGTTGGTTGCTCCCCCGTACTCAGTGAGCCAGGTGTCAATGCGAGGGACGCCGTCCCATTTCAAAGTCGACAGATACTCTCGCACCGGATGGACTTGGTTCCCGTCAGCATAGTTCTTGAGCACGATCTCGAAGAACTCGAGGGAGGGTCGGAAGTGAAACCTGGAATCCATTTCCAACCAAAGACGATTGCGAACGTCGTCGTTGTAGAACTCGAAGTCACCGTGGCCGTTCTTGACAATCAGCCTCAAGTTGAAGATGTCTTTGCACACACGAACTTCCATCTTCTCGAGGGCTCTTCGAACATTGCTTTGATCATTGGCAAGGATCTTCTTGCCACGCTCATCCAGACGGAACGGACTGCGCTCGGCCCAGATCTTGCGCAGGCTTTCAACGAAGGGCTTGCCAACTTCCTCACCCATGATCTCGACGAGCTTGCCTGTGCCAGCGACGGGGTCATCGTCAGCTTTTTGGAATGTCGAACGGACCTCGAGCTTACGATCCTTGGGTTTAGTTTCGCCCGCGATGCGACCCGCAACTTCAAAGACGGAGTATACCTCGTCCTCTGTTAGGGCACTCTGTTTAAGCGCGCCACAGACCGCCAGGGACCAGTCATGCCGGTTGCCTGGTGCAGCGTAGTACCGGCCGGTTAAAGCGGCTGTGGCGATAAGCTGAACTGTTCTCTTCAGTACTTTGGCGTCGATCTCTGGCGCATGTAGCTTCTCATGGTGCCAGTGGAGCTGCTCCTGGTGATCTGGGTTGTCCTTGTCGGTCCAAATCGAGGGAGGGCACATGCTCTGGTGGTCGACGCGAATCTCTACCAGAGTAGGCTTCTTGTCACTCCTCGGATTGAGATCCTTGTATGCAACTCCACGTTCGAACTTCGAGATGAACAGGACCTGCGACGTGGACTTCGAAGCTCGCCCCCACGACGCTTCACTATCAGGCAGGAGGCTCGCGCCTTCTACTGCCTCAGGGCAGTCAAAGTCTACGCCTACTAGTTTCTTGGATCTAGAGTCAGACTCCTTAACGAGGCGAATGCCTATGTTGTCATCGGTGTTGAACTCTGTGGAGTCATAGACGCGTTCGCGCCAATCGGAGTCTCTACACTCTTTAGTTTTGCTAACCAACGGGATGGGATACCATCCCAAGTTGATGTAGAGTTCGGCAGCCTCTCGGACGTCCTTAATCTCTGATGACATCTCGCCGGCAGCTCCCAGTGATCAGCAGGCTTCCCGGTCCGCTGAAGATTATGATGAGCCCCTCTACGTCACACAGGAGGGGCGGCTGTGATCCTAACTAATTACATCCCGGAGTTCGTGAGATCGGGCACGTCTTCGTCTTCACCCGCCTCACGTTCGATGACGATGTTCTTGCCGGCGAAGCTCTTGCCCAACTGATAGCAAGCCTTGCGAGTATCTTCGTCGGTGAACCCTGCGTTGCGAAGCGTCCACACCGCCCAGCTCCCTTTCTCGTTCTTCTCCATCGCCGTCTTGAGCTCGAACAGACGAGCGCAGGCCGGCGGGTCCATTGCCAGTTGACCGTTGATCTTCGCGGGGAGCTTGATCATCGAGTTGATCGTCTTGCCGACACCTTCAGCCTGCTTGTTCTTGAGACTGAAAGTCATGACCTCCAACGAATTGGGGAGCCAGATGAGGTAATCGTAGAACTTGGAAGCCAAGGGCTTGACCGACTGGCCCTCGTCGTCCTTGGTCCACTTCGTGCGGGGATCATTGGCGGCGACGTTACCGTCACTGACCTTGCCGGCCTCATCGAACTCCACGAAACGGCTGCCCAGGAACGTGATGATGCAAACCTGGATAGGCGTCTCGTAGATCTCGCCGGTGAGATCGTTGAACGCGTCGCTTTCGCTGAGCCCCTCGATGTACTTCGGGTCGAGCTTCTTCACGTGAGGGCTCATCGCCTGAGCCAGCATGAGACGGGGAGGGCGAACATCCTCACCGGTCAGCTTCTCCGTACCAAATCCGGCGTGAGTCTTGAAGTCCTCGGGAATCGATGTCAGAGCATTCTCTTCAGTCTTCGCGATTGCAGTTTCAGTCTTCTTTGCCACTTGTTAAGTCTCCAGTTTATATCGGGCGCGGTTACGACCAGCCTACGATGCCCGTAGTCGAGGGCCGGATGAGATCTAGCAGCGAATGTCTCCACTCATGAACAGGACACCGGGCCTGTCAAGTGCGTGGCTGGAACACAGCCGCGCGCGGAACATCGTGATGCTGAAAGTCTTGAGCATGACGTAGCGATAGCATCCTTCAACTGCACAGTGCTCGTCTCTGTAAGTTATCTTGCTGCGCAGCCATGCGAGTATTACTTCGATCGCAGCACGAGCTTTGGTCTGAAGAACGCCTCGATGCCTGCCGGCAGCTCCTGTCCCTCGAGGAGCATCTCCTTGACGAGGGAGTTCATCGTTTGGTACGGAAGCGTCATGGAGTGTTCGTATCCGTTTTCGAGACACCATTTCCTGAAGGCCTCCTTATCCTTCACGACTCCGCAGGGTTCAGGCTGAGACGAGACGCTCCCTCCATCAGTGAGCTTCAGGCTCGAGATACCCTGGGACTCGTATACCATTTCGATCATCTGGGCAACGGCCTCAATGACCAAATTCAGCTTGGACTCCCGCTCCTCGAACGCAGTCTTGTAGGCACGGAGGTCACGATAGAGACGAGCCAGGTCCTGCGGCTCTTTGCCGTTGAGCCTGATCTCGAAGCCTGGCGTCTCTTGAAGGTCTATTGTCTTGTTGTCAACTTCGCCTTCGGCTTCCTCTTCAGCCTGCCTCGCGAGGAGCTTCTTGATCTGATCGAGTTGATACTGCCTGTTCTTGTCTTCTGTTGGAAGACGCAGCAGGTCTTTCAGTACTTCCTCATACTTTCCCATTACTCATCCTCAATGATTGATTTGCCGAACACTCCCTGAAGACCAGCATTCGGGAGGATTACCAGATTGCCTCCTCTCAAGTTATTCTCGAAGACTTTGGGACTGTGGACGCCGGCGAAGACGAGAGCATAACCAGCAGGGCCGACGTTGATGTCATTCCCGAAGCACACGAATCTGTCAGTGCCTTCGCCGAACACTGCACCTCGCTGGCCTGGAGTATTACTCTTGATGATGTTGTCAACGAAGCGGAGGCCGTTGCAAGCGTTTCCAATGAAGTTATATTGCGCCGGAACCGCATTGGGGATCAGACCGTTGTTTTGGAATGTACACTTCTGGACCCAGATGTCTGACGGCGGGAGGCCGTGACCTTTGTGGATGTGCAGGCCAGTCCGCGAGTTTTCAAAGAAGATGCAGTCTTGAAGGATGACGTCATGGACGCGCTCATCCTTGTTCGCTTCGATATCGCAGCCGGCTGCGGGCTCTTGGCCGTTGGAGTTCATCAGACTCGTGCGACTCACACGCACATGCTCGGCGTTCGTCATTGTCAACGCATTGCGCCGGCAGTTCGTGATGTGGCAGTCTCTGATGCTGACGAAGCTCGAGGGAGTGTTGCCTCCAATGCCGATGCCATCAAAGTACTGGTCACTGATCTCGACGCCTTCGATCTCGACAGTCATGGAACTGTCAACCCAGATACCCTTCCCCCACTGGAGGCCGGCGTGAGGAAGACGCGAACCGATAAGAGCACCGCCAAAGATTTTGATGTTGTTCGAACCAGGAACAGTGTAGATCATCCTTGCTCTAGTGGCCGGCTGGTTAGTTCCACCTTGAGTCATGACGGCGTCCGTCATCTCGAGGGTTTTGAAACTACCCATACGGATGCCGACATTCGGGTTGATTTTGTAAGTTGCTCCGTGATGAAGCTGAACAATGTCTTCGTCACGGCAGATGTCGATGGCAGCCTGAATAGCAGACGTGTCATCTGCGACGCCGTCCCCCTGTGCCCCGTGAGAGTGCGGATCAATTATCATGTGCGTCCTCCGTAAGGACACTGATCCACTTTGAGCAAGTGAAAGTTGCAGCGTCCTCCTTGTTACGAAGAGCCTTGATCACGTGATGATCAATTGTCTTCTGTCCTTCGGGACCAGTCGCGATGACGTCCCCATACCAGACTTTGTTTACCTGGCCTGAGCGATGCACTCGATCATCTGCCTGGAGTCTGTTCTTGAGGGACGATTCATGTGACATCCAGAGAGTATGATCTGCGGCGGCGAAATTGAGACCGACTGCGCCGCTGGCAGGAATGCCGATGCCCATCACTGGACGGTCCTTCGGGGAAGTCTGAGGATGTAGCAGCCGGAGAGTGTGCTCACGGTCGACTTTCTTCTGACCTCCACACAACAAACCAACTTCAAACCCAAGTTTCTGTGCGATGGCCTGCACTGCGAACAGCTCCCGGCGGAACCTGCACCACACAATCGCCTTGACAGTTGGCTTCCCCTCGAGAAGAGTCTTAGCCCACTCCTCGAATACCTCAAGCTTCTCAGTGCCAACTGTCTCAGGCTCCAGCGAACGTGTCTCGTAGCCTGCACCTCCACATGTGAGGCACAGATCATCTTCCACCTGGCCCGCTCCCTCGCAACTACTGCACAGGCTCTGTTCGAGGAGGCCTCCCAGAAAACCGGAGGTGATCTGCGCAAGGCGCATGACCTTCACGCCGGCCTGTTGAGGCGAAGCGCTGACGTTACTGCTAAGCCAGGCCACAGCATCGTCGCGCATTTGCTTATAGATCTTCCACGTACTCGGAGTAAGAGCCGCAGTGAGAGTTACAGGTGGCATCTTCTCTGGCAGGTCCAGACAGTCATTCTTCAGCCGGCGCAGTACATAAGGCTTGAGCTTGTTCTGGATCACCTCAACATCACGCCAACCTACGATCTGTTTGTTTTGCCAGCCACCCATGATTGCGTGCTGACTACGAAAGACCTTCTGGTTCTTGTAACCCAGGATGTCGGGGTTCATGATGTAGGCCTGCGAGAACAGGTCCTCTAGATTATTCGACTGAGGAGTGCCGTTGAGCAAGACTACTCGGCCACAGCGCTTACGTAGTTTGATGACAGCTTTAGTTTGTTTGGCCGTCCAGCACTTGACAGCCCAGGACTCGTCAACTACTAACAGAGTTGACTTGCCGGCCCAGCGATGGATGATCTCGTCAATCTTGTCCTTGGAGCCTCTGATGAACTCCAGGTTAGTTACAATCCAGTTGATGCGAAGGCCTTGTCTACCGCGATGCCAGTTTCGTACTCGGCCGTGGAACTCAGTGACATTAACGGGCATGTCGGGCCAGCGGTGTTTGAGGATCTCGCCTATCTCCTGGTCAAACCATACAGACTTGATAGGATTCGGCCCAATTACTATGACGTTCTGCAGGAGGCCCAGCTCGAAGAGCACCTGCACAGCGTCACAGACTTGCTTAGTTTTCCCTGCACCCATCTCATCGAACAGGGCGAAACAGTTTGGCAGTTCACGGCCAACAGCAGGATTACTTCTTTGAACTAGCGCATGGCTCCCGATGAGTTGATGGTCGAAGGGCTTTAGAGGTGCCCGAGCTTCGATCATCGCACAAGTTGTCTCGAGCTTCACCTCACCCGCTCCTGCGGGTGATAGCAGTTGAAGTCCCCCGGCTCGTGGCCTGCGGGATTCTTACAGGCAGAACACTTGTCGATGCGATTCTCTTGAGCGCCACCGTTGAGTTGAATGAGAATGGTCTTGGTCCTGTTCAGATCAGAGAGGATCCAATCACCTTCGATGCGTTCATCGTACCCACTTGACAGTTTGATATCGATGATATCCTCAGGCTCATTGTAGGCTTCGAGCATTGATCTTACGAGCCCAACGATGCTATCAATCTGTTCCTTGCTGATCACTTCGTCTCCTTCTGCGGGAACTTACCCGCGAGCGCTTGTCTGACAATCTCCTGCACCTTCCAAGGGAAGTCTGACTTCAGCATCCAGTGAAGATACCCTGGGTCCCTCTTTGCCACTGTTCGAAGAGGAACGTTGACGTGTTTGTTCCCGAAGTTGATACAGGCCTCACCGAACCGCCAGGCCAGGAGACCGCGAGGATCCAGGAAGCCGGTGTCCCTCCCCTCCTCGAAGTACTTCCTGTAGAGCTGGCCCATATCCTTAGGAAGGTCATTGTGCTTGGCGAGCTGCGCCTCGAGCACCCTCTTCGTCATACGGATGTCGGCCATGGCGTCGTGAGCGTCAGTGTGCTCTTCTCCAAGATAGAGACGAGCAGCGTCAGAAAGAGTGCGCTTGTGATAAGAGAAGAAGATCTTTTGCGAACAGAGTATGCGGCCGTTGATGACGTCTCGTGATCCTACTCGTTTGAACTCGGACTTCAGGAAGTCGAGATCGAATTCAACATTATGACCGGCGAAGTCACACTTAGAAAATCCTTTTGCGAGGTTCTCTGCCAACTGTGCGAACGTGGGTGCGTCTTTGACAGTGTCATCGTTGATGCCATGGATAGCAGTGATCTCCGGAGGGATAGGCTGCTGAGGGTTGACATAAGTCTGATACTCAGTCTCCCGTCCATCAGGATAAAGTTTCATGATCCCGATCTGCACAATACGATCGACTTCATGGTGAGTGCCGGTGGTTTCAGTGTCGATGAGAACCAGAGGGCACTCGAGGCCTCCGAGGAGGGTCACCAGGGTCATCGCGGGTCTCTTCCACAGTACTGACAAGCAGACCGGTCCCAGAGGGAGCTATGCCTCTTGCTAACAAACGTTGCGACAGCCTGATGATTGAGACCAGGGAAGATTTCAGTTGGATCCCAAGTTCCGTCAGGGAAGATCTTGAGAGGATGAACGATGTGGGTGTTGCGCTGCTTCTCTTTGAATTCGTAGATGACATACCAGCAGTCGCTGACGGCTGCGAGCTTGATAGCAGTCTGATGCTGGATCCCACGGCCTTCGACCTTGCCACCTCGTGCGACCTTCGCTTCCAACCATGACGTATGCCGCAGCCACGTGACACTGATGTCCAGTACTCCCGACGTATACGCGTCTGTGTGCTTGAAGACCACAGAGTTAGGAAGACAGATCCCTGTGCGCAGTTCCTTCACCAGGCCTCTGCTAAGATCAATCTCTTTCACGACTTGTCTTCCTCCTTCCTCAACTCGTAGCCCGTCACGTCATAGCCCATCTTCTGTAAAGCACTGACGATGATGTCGTGGATGATCTTCGAGCGCTTCTCGCCGGTCTTCTCTGTGTGCTCCTTCAATGCCTCCTGAACATCAGGGGTCGTGTGAAACGGAACGTAACGGTCACGATTGCTGGTGATCGCCATGACTCTCTTCTTTCTCCAGGTTCTTGATCTTCCTGTCGAGGTACCACCTGGCCTTCTTCAGATCTTGCAGGATGCTCGCTCCTGCTTTCTTGCCGAATCGCCAGAGATACTTCGTCGTGTTGTAGATGAATGCGTCGCTGTCCCAACCCTTGGCCTCTGCGACCTTGACGTGTTCATACGGATCGTGTGCTCCGCCGTAATGGGATGGATTCTCTACGGCGGATTCTGGGCAGACCTTGCAGATTTCACATGGAGTAAGGGCAGAGTCTTCACGGGTGTGATTGTACGATGGAGCAGCCGGCTGGCCTTTTTCCCAGATGCCGTTGCTGATGATGCCCCAGACTCCGTTATGTTTCTCATCCACGGAGATCTCGAGGCACCTGCACCCAAGAGGGCTGAGGCACTCGTGAGGGCCGTCGACGATAGTTCCATGTTGCTCCCTGCACACGATGCAGGAGTTCCTGTCGAAGCCGCACATCCACACGAGCATCACTTGTATTCCTTCCCCCAGTGCATCACTTCACGGCGCTGGAACCACTGATAAGCTGCCTGAACGAGATCGACATCCTGCGGCGCATCCTGAAGAACCTCGTAGGCCTTCTGGAAACGCAGAGGACTCGGGCCAGCCGGGATGCTCTTGTAGACGTGATGCGACTTGAGTACTGCCGAGCAGACGTTGAACCACTCCATGTAGTCATCTCGACAGCGCTCGGAGATGAAACCGGAGTCTGCGTCGTAGAGCAACGTCTTGATCAGCACATCAAGATCGCAGTTCTCCGTCGGCATCAACGCAGGACGAACACCAGCAGTCTTGAGATAGACCGGAGCCGCGTCGCTCATGCTAGTTACTTCGACACTCCTCGGAGGGTACGGTCCAAGTTGATCCAAGTAATAGTCCAAGTTGTGAAGCATCCGGGTCATGCCCTTGTTGAGAGCGTGATCGTAGATGTGCATGTTCGTAGAGATCTGAGTATAGACACCGGGCTCGACGCCGATGCGAGCTGCCATATACTCGAGGAGCATGCTGAAGTGAAACGCGTTCGCGCCGTACGCCCCGAGGATCATGTCATTGGAGCGGCAGAAGACGGTCATGTCGAGTTTGCCCTGCACCCCGACTTGAAACGTCGCCGTCAGGTTGCACGGGAACGCTTTGCCTACGCGTCCGAGATCACTCTCTGGAGACCACATCTGTAACACGCAGCGACGGTCATCCCGGTTCTGCTTGAGTGCATAGACAATCTCTCGGATCTGGTCGACCCCGTGAAATCGCTTCCGCCAGCGATGTCCATATGCGTCGTGAATTGTCTCACCGTCGTCACTGAACTGATTGAAGGTCTTAACATAACGGAGTAACGGCTCGACGTCGTTACGACCTGCGAGCATCCACAGGGCTTCATACAAGTGAAAGAACGGATTGGCATCGCGCTCCTCCCAAAAGATGACGCGCTCCAACGGATGGGAATACACAGTTGCGACAGGCCAGGGCAGGACGAGGACCTTGCCAAACCGGCTATCGCGACTAACAGAGTGCTTCGCGATGAGGTCCAGTCCCTGCGGCAGTGCGGCGTGGACGTTACGAACTTCCAGTACTCTCAAGACTTCTCCTCCGGTCTATCAGCTCCAAGACAATAGAGATCGTAGTTCGCGTAGAGCTTGGCTCGCTGAGTGTAGCTCATGTCAAGTAGCAGACGCGCGAGGCTTGCGCCGGCTGGGTCATTGTTCTCGACGGCTTGATCGTGACAGAACTGGATGTTCCCTCGCTCCAGGTTTCCGTCATCGAGTGCGATGTGCAGCCATCCACCAGCGCCATTAGGAGCCCTGCGATCGTTGTAGTATTCCCACGCCGGAAGAAGAGCTTCCTTCCAAGTTCTAACCACGACGAGCCTCCTCGATTGCCAGCCAGATGTCGGCTTCGAGTTCCTTGCGCATCACTCCATTCCTAAGAACATAAGCCGGATGGAAAGTAGTGATGACGCGAACACCTGGCAGCGGCTTATACGGATAGACCTTCCCACGAAGCTTGTGAACAGACTCGCTGTGCCCTGTGAGGATGGCCGATGCAAACTTGCCAAGAGCAACGATGACTCGCGGCTCGATGGCCTTGATCTGAAGTTCCAAGAACGGACGGCACTCAGCAACTTCATCATCAGCCGGATTCCTGTTGCCAGGAGGCCGGCACTTCAAGACGTTCGCAATGTAGACTTCGTCCCTTGTGATCTTGTTAGCAGTGAAGATCTCAGCGAGAAGGACACCGGCTTTGCCCACGAACGGCAGGCCAGTCACATCCTCGAATTCACCCGGTGCCTCGCCGATGAACATCAGCTTCGCGTGTTGATTGCCAGAGCCGAAGACGATCTTGTTGCGAGACTTCGACAGGCGACAGCGCTGGCAGTCACCGAGGATGAGTTGAACATCCCCCATCCCCACACGCTCGACATCGGGTGAATCGAACAGCGAACGTTGTTTCACTCCTCGTCCTCGTCTTCGATATCTCGCTCGTCAAGTGTATCGTCTCGAGTGTTTTCGTAATTGTCTTCATCGAAGTCGTCTGGGTCAGGAGTCTGATAGTCCGGCCGAGGAGGCATAGGCTTTGTCTCAGGAACCACAGTTGCATGGACTTCATACGAATCGCCCATTGACGTGACGTTCACTGGTCTTCCACGAGACCCGTAGACTTCACGTTCACGATCTCGACCACACCTTCCAACACAGAAATGATCCGTCGTGTTGGGGAGATTATTCGCCGCGATCCACAGACAGTCCTGTCGAACCGGAGGTTCGTAGAGTGAAGGATGTGCGATGCTCTCCGGAACATAAGTCTCCGGGTTGAACAGGATCTCACAAGTGAACCGTGGCGACGGAGGTGGTGTGACAACGATCTGATTCACGATCATGTCAGGAAGGACCGGAGGCTTTCCATCTTCAAGAAGAATGCGAAGTTGTTCAACACGCTCCACGATATCGATGCGCCCGACAGCGACGCCCAGTGCGTTTATAGCCTGTATGGCCCGCGCCAGGCCGTCGGCAGGACCCGGGGAAATAGGCTCCAGCGCGACCGTGCCAGCCGGCTCAGGTATTGGCATGTCAGCCGGCGGCGGGTCGCCTGGCGGGTCGCTGGAAGAGCCTGGCGCCGGCTGCCTCCCCTTCAGCGCATCGAGTAATTTCTTGGCTGCGCTCACTGGTACCTCCTCTTCAGCTTGTCACCGGCCTGCGCTCTCTTATACTTGTCGTACTCACAGGCCCAGTGTTCGGCCTCGCGCATTTCCCAGGCCTGCCACTCCTTCGGCCAGTACTCCGTCTTCTTGGAAGCCTCGACGATTTCGTACATCATGTTGTTCATCACGTTCTGGTCCCACTGAGATCCGTAGCTGAACTCAGCAGAGTTACCAGAGTTCGCCCATCCCAGTCCCCGTGCGCAGCCGGGTCCGGCCGAGGCCCACGTCGTGATGTCAGGGGCGTCACTGAGCACAGGAGTGTGTCGCAGATCCGTGACTACTTCATACGCCATGAACCTCCCCATGTAAGGGAGCTCCTTCAGATCAGCGTGAGCGTCTTGGAGTGACTTCCAGTTCCACGGCTGCATCGTAGGAACAAGACGTCTGGCAGTGTCGATGCACCACAGTACTCCTTCTGCCTTCTCCATTCCCTGTTTCCCGAGGATGATGTACGCTCCGCTCACAACTGGGCTCACCCCACGAAGCCGCCTCATAGCCTCCTCGGAATCCCACTTCCCGAGCAGCAGATCGAGGAGGGTTACTCCGGTCTCGATCTTGTTGAACCAGCGGAATGCAAGAGTAGCAAGAACGATCTCGAGCTTGACGGCATTGAGCTCGGGCTCCGTGACTCGTTGAAATTCCCTGATGAGCGGCTGGCGTATGTGATCCCTGAGCCATTGAGTAGTCTTGTCGTGCTCGCGGTGAACATTGCAGAACCTGAAGTTCTGGAAGATAGTATCACTCGTCCACGGCCTCGGTTCAAGTCTGCTCTTCTTGAGCATGATCTCGTAACGCTCACGCGCCGTCGCGAAGTACTCATCGATGTATTGCATAACTGTTAGCGAGCCTCACTATACCACAAGTTAACAACTTGGAGCAATGGAAATTGTCACTTCGCGAGTTGCTTGAAGACGAGCATGAACAGTTGTTCACTGTCGTGCCAGTTCATCGGCCTCCACGGCATCCCGAAGTGCTTCTTGCAGGCCACGTCAATATGTGCGACCTCGCTCTCAGTGAGGGCTCCATACAGTTTTGTTGACTCGACAGGAGTGTCAATGCGCGGCATCACCTGTGCTGCTTCGTAGCGAACGGCGAGTCTGTCGGCCGTCTCGATGTGATCCTCATGGTCTGCGGTGCAGCCGAACTTTGTCCAGATCTTCTGCTGAACCCCGTGCTCAACACGACGATACTCAGCGAAGGGAGGGCTGCTCTTCAGCCACTTGACAATGTCCCCAAGATAAGCTTCACTGCCGTCGTGGAGCAGGGCTTTCAACCTGAGATACGGAGGCACGAGAATGCTGACGAAGATTGAATGATGGGCAACATTCACGGGAACTCGGGCGGCTCCGGCGAATCGGTTGACACAGGCAAGGTGATGCGCGATGTCCACGATGTCGATGTCTTTATCTGTGAGATTCAGAGGATCGATCTTCTTGCCTGTGAACGTTGTCATAATCGACTTCATGTCTAGAGTCCTCCGGCGACGTGGCGAATCAGCTTCACCCTCGCCGATTTGATCTGCTCCCGCAGCTCGAGGGAGTAGTCCCTGAGCCAGTGGTCCCTCTGTTCTTGCCTGATGTCCTGCCAGTGCTTCATCTTCGCAACGACTTCCTCCGGAGTTGACGCCGAGTACTGCTTGATGCCGATGCCGGCTTTGTTGAACGTCGAGTGGCAAGCCTCGTCGAAGATGATGGCGAGGCCTTCCTGCAGGGATTCGTAGAACCTGTTCGCGGGGGAGGAGTACGTCTCGTGTGAGTAGTCGTCTTCGATGTAGAGTGTCGAGGCGTAGGCCTTGATGATCTTCCTCAACTTCCCGCTGATCATGCGAACGTTCTGCCCGTAAGGTGTGAACCGCTGGCCTCCTCTGTAACTGGAGACGTCAACACCCAAAGCTCCGGAGAAGAACTTCTTGAACGAGGCTGCCCGGATTTCTTTGTATGCTCCGTAGTATAGTATCCGATTCGTGACCGCTGGCGTTGAAAATGGAAGAGGCTCGCGCCACTGCGACGGAGGGTGCCAGGTGAGAACGTTCCAGTTGATGTACGAGTCCACCGGCTTCAACAGCCGACTGGGCACAGTGCTCCACATGATCTCCGTCGGGTAGATCTTGCGGAACCGCACGTCGCGCTCGAACATACAATCGTTCTCGAGATTGACGATCTTGCCGGCCGACGCGTACAGAGCGAGCGCCTCCTCGCGATGCTCACTGAACCGGAGGAGTCCGTGCTTCACGAAGAGAACGTCCGGCCTGCCAGTCTGCAGGATCTTCTTCGCAGACTCGACGTCGTGAGCAAGAGGTATCTCCAGTTGCTCGGCAGCGAATCTAGCAATGCGCATCGTTGGACTTGTCGAATCGATCTTCGCTGTGTTCACGTGGAGCACTGCCATACGAATCATGACTTGTGCCCGTTCTTCATTGCGTCCTTCAGAGCTTTGGTTCTATCGGGGACCAGGTTATACGTCTGGTCGGGATGCGTCTTCTTTTCCCATCGCCGTAGGATGATGGAAGTGTACGAAGCGCCGGCTGTGGCCTCAGCAATCACGGCTGCATCGGTTGCATCTGCGTACTGCAGGACTTCGTTCCCTCTGTGATCAGGCAGCAGGCCAACGCGCATAGACTTCGCGTTGCACTTGTCACACGGATCAAAGCCTCGATCTGAGTGATAGAGCTTCTTGCGAGCCGAGTGGAAGGCCTGGTTATTCCACAGTGCATCCATCGGGAGCTCCAAGATGTTGCCACACTTGTAGACTCCTCGGAAGTCATTGCAGCAGATTGCAACGTTGCCGTCCCAGCGAAACGACATCTCGCGGAACGGTTTCGCGCATCGCTGCTTGAGGGGCATACTCTCCGGCACTTCCGTCCCGCCGCCGCAGTGCGTATTGAGTGTTGAGTGATTGCCGAATGCCGCAGTAGTGATATCGCGGATCACTACTATATCCTTGTGGCCGACGCGTCTGCCAGAGTGCAGGTTATGCTCCTCCTGCTCTGGGTAGTGGTACACAGGATACGGGCCTTGATAGCTTCCGATGACGCGAGGCACGATGCTCACGTGTTCGTAGTTGTCAAGCCCAAGAGTGTTGAGGCCAGCTTCGAGGAGGGAGTTGATCTTCTTCGTCGGGTTCGACAGGAAGCCGCTGCCGTTGCTGAACATCACGAGCGAAGTCTTTGGGCCGAGGGCTTCACGGAAAGCATTCACGACGACATCGAGATACTCGTGCATCGACGGCTCACCGTGCATGGCGAATTCGATGCGCGGATTCCAGCCGTCGGCCTTGAGCCTCTTCAACTCCATGGCAATCCGCACGGCTGTCGCCGCCTTCATGTGCTTGAAGTTCCCAGGCTTCTCCCGAATGCCGTTGATGCCACAGAACTCGCAGGCCAAGGTGCAGCCTTCCACGAGTTCCACTTGGACTGAGAACGGAGGTGTCTGGGTCACTGGTCCCTCATCTTGCTGTTCACGAGAGCCGCAACTTGGGTGGGATTCTCACGAACGAAAACGTGTGATCCCGAAGTCAGCTCAATGACCGAGCCACCCTCCTCGGAATAGGAACGAATGAACAGGACGTGCAGGACACTGAGCCATACGTCATGACCGTCCTTGTGGGTTAGCCGGAGCATTTGAATCAGCCTCACTTTCGTTTGAGTTGGAGTTCAGTTCGAGGGAGGTTGTCTTCGGTTGACCTGGCGTTCCAGGCCTTGAGCCACTGGATGTTCACGTCCTGTCTCTCGCCGGCGAAGAGCTCCCCGCCGGAGATGCTCGTCTTCGTGACCTGCTTCACGAACTCCGGAAACTTGTTCTGGAGCATCATCGCGGCCTGGGCCTGCACCTCCTTTGTGCGATAGCCCGAGCAGCCTCCTTCAAGGCCACTTCCTCTTTGAGACCAGCAGTAATGATACGCAACGCGATTCGGGTAGCCTCTCAACAACAGACTGAGAGTCACGTCGAAGTCCTCCATCACCGGAAGATTGTCGAAGCGCATCTTCTCATTGAGGTATCTCTCGGCGTTAAAGAAATGCGCGTTGTTGACACGGATGCAGTCTGTCCAGCCGACCATGATGTTCTGGTTTCCCTGGCGAGCACTGATGCCGCCGTGAACGAAGCCGGCGTCGAGTTGAGCTTGGATCCAGTCGAACATCGGATCCAATTTCTCGGATCTGATGAGAGGCCTTGGAGCGTTCGGGTCTTGACGCTGGCTGAAGTACAGATCATCGTCCAGCATCACGACGCCCTCGGTTTCAGACTGTTCGAGGATCCACTGCCTCGTCGGTCCAATCCCAGGTACAGGGCATCCCCAGACGCCGGCGGATCCCGAAGGATGATAAGCGGCGTGCTTCATCACTTCGTCTTCGGGGCACACGATGATAGGCTTGATGCTTGACTTTGTCAATAGCTCACGCAGAGTGATCTGCTTGTTGATGCCGATTCGTTTGAGGGTTGGAATGAAGACGGTCATGTCAGAACTGATCATTGTCCACATCCTTCTTGACAGTTGGGTTGACAGGATTCGCCGCGGATCATACGGGCAATGTCCTCGTCTTGAGGGATAGGGAAGTCGTACCTCTTACAGATGGCCTCGAGGATAGGGCATCCATAATTCAAGTGACTGAGCTCATCAGAGTCAATCTTCACTGCGATGTAGTCGTCCTTCAACAGCCACATCCACGCGCGCATCTTGTCGATTGTACGGCCAGCGCTGAGCCCACGATGATCGCGCGCCTTCGGCCATCCATAGCCCATCATGTAATCGGCCATGTCGGACAACACACGTTCACGTGTGAGTGGGTGAGGCACTCCCCACTCCGCGCCAGTGGCTCCTTCCTTCGTGAGGCCGGCAGCTTTGCACTCCTCGAAGCTGACGTAAGTCGTGTAGATCTCATAGTCGAAGCCGAACATACTGCTGGGCGGCTCTTTCAACTTCTCGAGTACTTCCTGTTTCGTTCGCACTGACTTCCTCCTTAACACCCACAACTGAAATACGTGTTCTCGCGGTGTTCGTCATCAAACGCCTTGCCTGTGATGTTCTCCATGTGATCCCAGAATTCTTTCGTCTGAGCCCAGTCGGGTCCTGATGTTGTTCCGAAGCTGAAGTGCTCATCACTCCCTTCCACTTCAGCTATAAGATCTTCAGACTTGAACCCGAATGTTTCTTCGTGAGCTTTCAGCCACTCGAGCGACTTGGCTTTCTTACCGACTCTCACGTCTTCGTCTTGTTCCTGCCCTCCATCGAAAGCAGGATGTGCCCACTGATGGCGAAGGCTCGTGATTGTCTGAGGGAACAGAAGCACCCAGAACCATTCACCTGGCTTGACGTACTCGTCGAGGTACGGATCAACGATGCCGATCGGGTTGTCGCTGGAACAGGCTCGGTCCGAGGAGTTCGGCCGCAGGCCAACACGCTGACCAGGGTAGAGAGGCTCGCCTTCGCCGTTCTTGCATGGAGCAACGGCGATGTGGATCGCGTCGCGCATCGTATCGCCATCCGTGATGAGATGACCGAGCTTGACTTCGTGTGGTCTCTTCACTTGCATGCTCCCCAGTTCACCCCGTAGTTCACGTCCCACAGGATTGGAACTTTCAAGTCGAAGCTCTGCTTGTCGAGGATCTGCTTCACGTGCTCGACGGCTTCTTTGTTAGGTGCGTCAAAATCAAACTCGTCATGCACACAGTAGCGGAGCTTGATGCCAGTCTGCTTCCTTGTGCGATAGAGCTCGACCGACTTCTGCTTCTGGATGTCGGCTGCGCTTCCTTGGATGACGCGGTTCAGCGCCGCGTGACTGAACTCCCCGCGAATGAACCTAGCCCGTCGGCCCATGATGGTCTTGACATAGCCACGGGCTTCGGCGAGCTTGCTAGCTTTGTTGAGGAGCTTCTTCGCTTCGGGGAACTCGGCGTCATAAGCCTCGACGAACGGCTTGACTTCAGCTACTCCAACGTCACTCGTCATCGGCTCCGTTGGGCTGCGATAGCCCAGCATCACCGCGATCTTCTTCAGGCCGGCGCCGTAGATCTTGGCGAAGTTCAGATCCTTAGTGCGGTCTCTCGTGATGTCAGGCTTCGTCGCCTGGATCATGGTCATCACGAAGTTATGGAAGTCAGTCTCCGGATCTTTGGCGTAGGCTGCCAGAACTTTGGGAGCCTCACTGAAGTGTCCGAACAGACGATACTCGATTTGCTTCGCGTCTGCTTTCCCCCAGACCTGGCCTGGCTCTGGGATGAACAGATCACGAACGATGAACTCCTTGAGCCACGGATAAATCTTGAGGAGCCCACTCTTCTCGAGTTTCTTGAGAGTGATCTTTTGCTTAGAGGGCTTCGCGACTTGTTGGATGTTGACACCCTCTGTGCGATTGAGCCCCGAGCTCGAGTATCTCCCGGAGACTGTACCTCCATCATCTGTTGCTACTTGGTGAAGAGCATAACGAAGGAGACCGTTCCTATCAACTTTCGCTTTGTAGTTCTTAATGAATTTGTTGTCGAGGCTGATGTACTCCCGCACCAGGCGGAGCTTCATGATAGTCGGGTGATCGAAGCGTTCAAGCACTGCATCGGTGAAGCTCTCTTCGTCCTTGACTGCAGTCCGGTAGGGATTCGTGATGCCCAGCTTCTTGAAGATCCTACTCAGACAGTCACGGTCACCAGGCTCAACCTTGAATCCCACTTCACGAGTGAGCTCCCACAGAAGCTTCTGGATGATGTGCTGAATCTGGTTCGACCACAGCTCAAGCTTCTCAACGTCGAGATAGACTCCGTTGCGCTCCATCTCGCATGTGGAGTAGATGACCTCCTCCTCAAGCTCCCGAACTTCATGGAGCTCTTGCTCCTCGAGCATGGGGAAGAACTTCTCCTCGAGCCAGAGACAGAGGAGCACGTCATCCTCGGCATACTCGTGGACTTCGCCGGCGTGAGTGTGCCGCATGTCCTTGATGAACGGCATCTGCCTCTTGCCGCGTCCCAGGTGTTCCTGCGAGATGTACTCAAGGCCAAACCTACGGCGATGGTCATCGAGGAGGGCTGCCTGGAGTCCGACGTCTCCGAGGAGGCAACCCATCGCCTCGAAGTCCACTCCCCACTTGAACCCCATGTGACAGTCGAATTGAATCTTCGAGCCTACGAGCCGCTTGCCAGCCAGGACGGTCTTAGCCCAGCGGCGCACAGCATCCTCGCTGAGGTTCCCGCCCGCGTGTCCCCAGGGCAAATAGCGGCTGTTATAGCCGGTCTCCTTGGAACCCCATGCTACCGCCAGGCCTATTGGAATGTCGTTGTCCCACCAGCGCAGGCCTGTTGTCTCGAAGTCGATGTAGACCGTATCGGCGTCGATGACAGACGGAGGCTCATCAGGTCTCCATGAGTGCCTCACAGGATGGCGCATGCTATCCATGAGGCTCATGCTCTGAGTCTTCCCGTACTTGGAGTTACTGGGCATGACCGAGATCGGTAATCCCGCCTTCGACCAGCATCACGACACTGCTCCACGTGACTCCACAGATCTTGGCCCTGAATACGAATCGCCGGCCTGTCTCGTCTGCGTACTCCATCTTCTCACTCCATCGATTCGCCATGAGCTTGGAGAAGTGAAGGATCTGAGGCATCGACAAGTTGCACCTGAAGTCAAGCCTCGTCTCGAGCTTCGAGTCACCACCAGGTGTTATCGCCATCTCACCTGGATCGATCTCCGACAGACGAACTTCACGAGGGCCGATCTTGAGTGTTGTCATGTCACTCCTTAATTGTCAAACCAGAAGATGAATCTCACGTCATCGAACTCGCGGTCTTCGGGATACTTCCAAACACTTTCAAGACCACTGCCAAGCAGATAGCAGTGGAGTATACTCTCGAACGGTTCTCCATACTTCTGTTCGAACCAGTCGTAGAGGTCAGCGATTTCTTTGGCCCCGAGCCAGCTCATTGTGTGAGCATCGCCGTTCTCTTGCTCGTAACAATACATCGTGAGAACAGTGACGTCGTGTGGAAGTCCGCGAGGAGGCGCAAGGGCATTCGATGTCTTGCCGCGCACTCCGGCCATCTTCTCAAACAAGTCATAGTAACGAGAGATGTGTGGTGTAGACCAGTGATGCCACACTCCTCCCAACATGACCTCGATGTGAAGATGGATATCGCAGCCCACGTTACTGGATTTCCTGTTCTGGGTCCTGTGCAATTTCTCTGAGGCAAAGGATGTAGAGATCCCTGAGATCCTCATATGAAAGATCTTGAAGCTCAGTCATCAGAAAGTAGTGGCTCAATCGCTGACGCATGACGAAGATCAGCTCCATCTGCTCTGCGACCTCCGCTTGCTGACGAAAGTTCTTAGCGATCATCTTGATCTGTCCAGACGTATCCATCACAACCTCCTCGAATTCTCTGAAGCCCAGTTGGGAGGACGCCAGTTCTTGTAGACGCCGGCCTCACGATCCCACTTCTCGGAGTCATCCTTCTTGGATCGCTTTGGTTTCTCTTCCGGCTCGGGGACTTTCTGCACCTCCTCGAACTCATCCTCGTGCTTCATCTACTCCTCCAGTCTGTACTCTTTGGTCACTGCTCTGTCTGCTTTCCCTGCCAGGTGCGGCGAGAACCAGAATCGACCGACGTGCCTTCCGAGGAGTGGCTTCGCTGATGTGTACGACTTGAAGTGACCGCGAACCCAGTGCAGAGCAAGCGGCTCACCCTTGCCAGTGCTTTCACCGACGCGCCAGGCTTTCCCTACGCGATGCACCGTGAGCACATGGTGCCGCAGTAAGGGGAGCCTGCCCTGTCGCTGCCTGGCCTTCTGTAGGCGCGCAGGAGGGCGCACTTCCTCACTGGTTATGTTGCGGCAGTTGAACAGGGCCAGGGTTGCCAGCAGGCGGACGCTGATGTGTTGAGCGTCGAACTCCGTGTGCTCACGGTTGAAGCCTTCGCGGATGCGCTCGAGTCCTAGTGAAGCATAGGCTTCACTGTCGTTGAGACCGCGGAACATCCGCTCGAGGCTATCGATCTTCTCAAACATCGCGTCACCGGTGATTGGGACTTCACAGCGAATGGCGTTCGGTTCCTTCTCAAGGAACACTCTGACAACGTTGCAGATCATCACGGCGTTCTTGTACAAGATGAACGTCGTCGCTGCGTACTGGCCTTCATGTTCGATGACATGAACACACGACGGCTCGCGATTCTGGCTGACCATGATAAAACATGGATATGGCGAACGAGTCCACTCATCGTCAATCGTCTTTGGGACAATCGATTGGATCTTCGCCGAGTCTGTCCAGTAGATGGTCTCGTCACTCACGTTCAAAGGGAACACCTCGAACGGAACGCGGACGACGTGCGCATCCTGGAACCAGGGCCGCAGGTACGGTGCAGCCGCGATCATGTCGTCAAGGATCACTTACAGGGTCCTCCTTCAATTCGAACCTCACCACACAGAACGAGGATCTCTCTGTCAGAGAAGAAGTTCTTCCTGTCGTAGAACGTCACACAGGCCCCGCGAGGAACATAGTAGATCGCGTTGACTGTCTTCCCGTTGACACAGTAAGACTTCATCGGGCGCATCTTCTCGTCGTCGCACGACAGAAGAGATACAAAGAACACCAGAGCGATGGCGAAGGTGGGAACGAAGAATCGCCAGTTCACTCGTTGACAACTTTCTGGAGGGCCTCGTAAGTGAAAGTCAGTTTGCCCGAACGACGAAGGAGCAGGCCGAGCAAGACGAGGATGTACTTGTTGATCCTCTTTTGGCGCAGGGCCTGAAGCTCCAGCTTTGAAATGCGTTCGCTCATGCGGCTCAACTGGTCACTCACTGCTTCGTCCTCCATCACTTGTCTCCTTCTTTTCGATGAACACGTCAAACCCGGCATCTTGGATGAACTGAACCACAGAGTCCAGCTCCTTCTCGTTCTTCACTTCACCTTTGACCTTGAGCTCGATCTTGATTGCTGAGTCACTCCTCATGTTGACCTGGCTCCTTCCCCAGGCCTCGTCAGTCTTCCGCATTCCTTCAGCGCTGACGCACTGGCATCCCATCGAACGAACCGGCTGGTACTCACGAGGCTCATCGGGGTGATACTTCCAGCAGTAGATATTCCCGCATCCACCTGGCCCGTTGTGATTGTAGTCGTGGCAGATGAGATGACACTTCACTTGCATCTGGTATCCCTCCACGTTGCGGCACGAAGACAGAATCCGCACGTGAAGTTGTACGTGCAACGACAACTGTCAAAGGGATCCAGATCTCGTCCCAGAATCCCAAGACCGAGGGTTCCAAGGAGGCGCGCGTGATAGAACGCGTGATCGTTGTGGCAGATGGATATCGCGCCAGTGCAGTTCTTGAAGGTCATCTCCATCAGGATCATGGTCTGAAGATCATCTAACAGGACTTCGTGGCGAGCGTCTCTAGGCTCGATCATCACATCACCATCGGTGAACACGGCATGTCGCGCAGTGTTCTGTTAGTGTGATAGGCGGCGTGATCGTCGGCGCACTCCTGGCTGCAGAGCTCGAATGGATCTCCTTCAGCCCAGCATGCGAAGCAAACGAAGGATGCTACGTTCGCAGGAAACTCCATTTTGCACATCAGGCACTTGACAGTTATGGTCATCCGTTACTCCTACGCTGTGCCGAAGCCTTCTTCATCCTCTGGTAGTATTTAGTCTCGAGTGAGACAGTGAAACATAGCAGGTGCAAGCTAACAGACAGGAGCTGATGATGGAGCCGCACCCACCCGAACCCGACTGCCCACTGCGACAGATAGCACGAGCCTGTGATTTTCATTCGGTCTCCCATCGATCCCACCTGGGATGACGATAGCCTCCGTCGGGAGTGCGCTCTTGATATTCAATCATCAAACGACGCCCGACGAACTTGTCCGGATCGCTTTCGACTTGCCTGAGCAGATCCAGGTTCTTCCACTTCACCGACGTCTCGTATCCCTCCTCGTCACGCAGGAGTGTCACCGAGTGCTGACCCATGGTGCCAGCCGTGAAGCCTATGACTGTCAAGACCGCTGACCTGAGCTGCTTGATCTTGAGCCAGTCCTTCGTTCGCTTGCCTGGCGCATACGGCGAGGCCCGTCGCTTCAGGATGAGGCCTTCACCGTCTCTGGCCCAAACTTCCTTCGCGAGCACCGATATCTCGTCACGTGACTTGATGATCTTACTCCAGGCCAGTTTCACTCCTGGTCGCTCGTCGCGGAAGATCTCCTCGAGCAGACTGCGGCGCTCGTCGTACGACGCCATCACAGGAGCCTGGAACGTGAGGTCCCTTCCGAGGAGCTGAACTACGTCGAAGACCATGAAGACGAGCTTGTTGACGTTCTCGAGTACAGTCACGTCGAAGCTACGACGGCCGGGGACGAGGAGTTCGCCGTCGTAGATGCCATCAGGGAGGCGACGGAGTGACTCACGAAGATGTGGCGGCAGGATCCGGTCCTTCTCGTCACGGGACCAGGCCCGGATGCCAGTCTCGTCATTCGCGGCTTCAAAGAGAGTTCTGCTAGTTTTGTCGCCGACACGGACTATCAATCGATGTCCATCGAACTTCTCTTCAGCACTCCAAAGATTGGGAGTGATGAGATGGTCCTTCAATGGCGACGCGAGTGCAGGTGCAACGAAGCTCATCGAGGCCTCACTTAGAAACACGTGTCACACGAACAGTGCGACTCCTTCCCGCCACTATTGACGGACCCCGATTGACAGTTGCGCGAACCGCGATGCGAAGGCTTCACGTCCTCTTCGCACGTCTCGCAGGGTTCGCACTTGTGACGGCAGCCGGTTTCGCACACTGCCGGCGCAGCGAAGACGAGCTTGTGATGGCACAGTGCGCAGTACATCAGCCCCTCGCCTCGATGCACTCGTCGCACGTGACCAGGTCGACACGGTCAGCGATGAACGCGTGACGTTCGTTGCTGCGCCCGCACCAAGTGCCAGCGTCTTCGTCCTTGGCCCAGTGCAGGTGATAACTGATGTGGTCACCTTCGTTGGATGCGTACTCGAAGTGACTGTGGTCCTCGACGTGGTCATCGGGGTGATGACCGGTCCAGTTGCAGGCCAGACAGGCCCAAACGAGAGATGGATCGTAGTTTGTGACGGGCATCACAGGTCTCCTAGAAAGATGCCGGCGCCGGCAGCGACGTGAGGTCGAACGCGTCCCTGCGGGGCGTAGATGCAGCCACAGGCGGACGCTTGGGTTCGGCCTGCACCTGCGGGCGCACCTGCGGGACGTAGGCCATATCGGCCCGACGCTGTGCTTCGCGCTGTGCCGCGACGTCCGGCGCAGCCGGCGCCAGGTGCCAGCCGGCAGCAATGGCGCGATCCAGGACGGCCTGGCACGCATGCGGCACGACAGCCTTCGACATACCTGCCGACGCTGGCAGGTGGAACACGGCGGTACTTGCCCCGAGATCCTGAAGGATCATCTTGGCGCCGGCATCGTCGATCAGCTCGATCATCGATCAGCCTCCAATACTGCACACATGATAGGCCAGTTGTTAACCGAATGCAAGCGAAATCTTCACGTCGCCAAAAAGAAATTGAGCCCGGGCCTTTCGGCCACGGGCTCGCAGGTGGGAACGCCTGAGGGGTTACTTTTTGCCAGGCTTCGGCAGGGAGTTGAGGTCGAAGGAGTCCTTGACCTGGCCTCCGCCACCGGTCGCGCGGAGCTGCCAGCCGGCCTTCGTCGCGGCCGTGATACCGGCCTGCGCGGCCTTCTTGGCGTCCTCGAACGACGTGTGCTCCGACGTGGCACCGCGTCCCTTCGACTTCTCCTTCACGACCTTCTTCGTGGTCGCGTCGCGGTACTCGTGCTTCGCGAACGTGATGAAGTTGCCCGACTTGCGCTCTTCGGCGATGAACAGGATGTTCCCGCCGGCGCCGTCCACGACCCGGCTGACGAAACGCGAACGCTTGACCTTGGGGGCGACCGTGGCGGCGACGGGAGTCTCGGACATTTGCTTTCTCCTTTGTTAGTGGCTGGCCTTTCTGACCAGCGACTGTTAACAACCAACTGATGACAAGATAGGGCATACCAGTAGGAAGCGCAAGCGAAAAGTGATGACCAGGTCCAAAATTCTTCGCCGCTGGGCCTGCACCTGGCACCGACCATCGCTGCGACGCTTCACGATGAGCCCGTAATCTGTTGATAACAAAGGAGTTAGAGTTTTGCGGCTCTGCGTACGGTCCCAGGACGCGACCGGGGATGTGCCCATACTTGCCTATTGACCGACCCACCAAGTCGCATCCTGGGACGCGTGGCGCATCAGGTTTTTGAGGCATCCGGCCGCGTCCTGGCCTGCACACGGTTACAGGCCTCTTTCGCTGCGGCGTGGCGTAGGGTATTCGCCTAGCACGTACTGCACGTCGATGACCTGGCCTGTTCGTAGCTTGTCCCAGTTGTGTTGGATGTAGTGGTGCGCAGTCTTGAGCGTTCTGTTAGTCCAGTCGTATGGGTCATACGTCACCGAATCAACGGATCTGCTACTTGCTTTGAACATAGTAACTAATCCGTTGTGATCATTGAAGCCGCTTCGACGAAGGAGCCAGGCTTCACTCGATGAGCCAACTGGATGCTGGAAGCAATCGCACTTCACGCATCCAACTCCATGCTCACTGCAGACGCATCCGCACGACGAGCTGGGTTCCATCAACACAGCCACGACAGGGATCAACGTCGCCCGATCGAGAACTTCAAACATCTTAACTTGCATGACTACTCGAGCCTCACGTAACTGATGAACGAGTTATCAAGGCAAGGTCGGCACATCCACACTTCGCCGACCCCCTCAATCCTAAACTTCCCATCCGCCGGCACAGCGCGACCAGGGTGGATCATGCACTCATCCAAGCTACTGTCGCGCTTCCCGCATTCGCAAGGAGGCTTGTTCGGGATCTTGGTCGCCTGATGATTCGTCGCCTTGACGACACTCATCGTCCTGCCAGGTCCGCATCGTAGGGACGAATGACGCAGTGCTCGACGGCATACCAGCGCGACGCGCCAAGGTTATCAGCGCGCTCCCAGTAGCCACTCCTCGAGTAGACACCTGCCAGCCCGATGCACACTTCACGGCTGACCTGCTTCTGTGCCACGACGCTTCGCATCCTGTCTAACCAGGTGGGATCACGGAAGTACAGGATCAGCATCCAGTCTGTGACTTCGGGCTTGGGATTCGCTTCACCTTCGCGCGGCTCGTACACTCTGTCAGTCATGTCTTTCTCCTTCTAGGACAGTGGGCGTCGCTGCGAACGGCGACCTCCCACCTGGGTTCAACCCGTTACTGGCCTTCCGAACGAACGAGCTGGATGCAGAAGACCGCATCGCGTGCAGCAAGGATAGTCTTGTGTTCCCAGTTTTCACTCTTGAGAACCGATTCCGGAACCGAAGACAGATCGATGGTCGCCGCCGTCGGGTCCCATGGATCCTTCCAATCACACGCACGACTGATGCTGCGAACAACCTCGTACGCGATGTACCACTGACCCGTCTCCTGCGCCTTATGCTTCGCAGGGATGTAGTATCCCTCGAGCGCCTTCACGTACTGATCCGATCTACGCATATTCACCGAATCGATCACGAAGACCTTCGGTGGACGAGGGGTCTGAGTCGGAGTCTGTTCGGACTTCCCCGACGCTCCCCTCGTCCACAGGCCCACCGACACTAGGCCGGCGACGCCCACTCCAAGCACACTCAATCGCACACTCAATCGCACACTCACTTGATCCTCCGCTTCTCCACGATGTCCGTCGTGGCTGCAACGTTACTGCCGATCTTCATCACGCACACGTGGAACTTCATGCACTCATCCGAACACATCACCGTCGAACATCGTTCGCCTGCCGTCACTGTGAGACATCGCACCATGTAATCACCGTCGACGCTCTTCCCACAGGCCGGACATTTCACTTTCACGACAGCACCTCCAGCTCCTCGAAGTCAAACAGAATGCGCTCACCGTTGCGATCCAGCTCGACTTCGTACATACTCCCTTCCTTACTAACGAGAGTTCCGAGGAGGCCTGCCTGGATGCCGGCGTGACCGGTCTCAGCCTCGATCCAATCGGCATCGTCGCGCAGGTTCTTCAAGCGCACTCGGGTCATCGTCCACACTCCTTGTGATTGTTGCACGCAGAGAGAAGAGCGGCACGTCCGAGATCAGGGCGCAACATCAGATGATAACCCTTCATCCATCGCGGGGAACAGATGAGTGCGCGGACTTCCTGCTTCGCGATCTTGAGAACGGTCACGTCGCTGGCACCTGGCACGTCCACGTAGACAGTACGGACACGACGGAGGACTTCAAGGGCGACGTACGGATGCTGATGGCCGTTCTCATCAAGGGTGTTTGGCACTTCCATCGCCGTCATTAACTTCTCCTTGGTCATCCCGTAATGACTCATGAACCTGCGGTCCTTGAGAATACTGTGTTCACTGCTGGTCTTCGGCATAGGCCACCTTCGCCATCTCGGAGTACTGCTCCCACATCTCGGGGAACGCAGTCTTGAGACGAGTGAGGTTCTTCTCATCGGCGACGGCTGCGGCCTTCCCAAGATTTTGGACGAACGAGCCGCCGCGCGTCTTCATCACCTCGATGACCATCCAGTCCTTCACCACGAAGCTCACACTCATCGCTGACTCCTTTGCGCACGAGCACGTTCGCGCGCGATAGTTCCGTTGCTCGCAGCGTCAATGAGGACCTGGCACTGTTGGCACCTGCGGATCCAGAACATGCACATGATCTGCGACCAGAGCCACTTCACTTGATGTGCTCCATGACGAGCGACCCGATGTAGTACATCAGGCCACAAACCAGAGATACGAGCACGAAGGCGAAGACACCTGTGGGGATGATATCGCCACGATCCTCAGGTGCAGGTCCTACCAGAAGCCTGCCGACAATCCACACTGCCAAGAAACCGGCAGCGAGGACCGAGGCTCCGATGAGCAGTGCGAACACTGTGTGCATAACTACTTGGACCTTCCGAGTAGCAGGCTGGCCCAAGTCGAAGGTGAGCCATAGGGATCCACGAAGACCTTGCGGAGGAGCTCACGCTCCTTGTCGGTGACACCTGCACGGGTGAAGATGTCCGCGAGCAGCGTCTTGATGTCCCACTGCCTGTCGTAAGAGATGGCTTCTTCCTGAGCATAGCCGATCACACCTTCGCGCTGTTGCTCCGCGACGAGCTCGCGTTGGATACGGAAGCACTCGCGCACCTCCTCGGAATCCAAGTAGATGGCGTTGATGTTGACGCGGGCCAGGTACGTTCCCTGAGTGGCACACGAACGAGAGCCCTTGTCATCGCGCTCGATCTTGAGCTCGATCTTCCTGCCATCGAGGCTCGGGAGTAGCACGGTCGCCTTATACAGAGGACCGTCGTCCTGATGCTGGTACCCTGGCCTGACATAGACGACATCGCCGGCCTTCAGTGCCTTCGCTTCCTTCGTGGTCATCACTTACTCCTGTTCCTTGAGTACGACGCCTTGACGACGGAGCTGTTCGAGCACCCACTGCTGAGCGATGCCTTCGTTGCTCCACTCGATTGCGGGATACATGCTGCGACCGATGTACACATCCCCACGGTCTTGTTCGTTGATGTCCGCAGGCCGTCCGTACGACTGGTCTGCGACGACGGCCTGGTAGATGTCGGCCGGGAAATTCTCGGCCATCGCAAACCACAGACGCCGCTGTGTGGCGGGATGTGCGAGGGCGAACGCGACGCGCGGAAGATCGATGGGCTGATCGAAGTCCTTGATGCGGATCCAAGTCTCGATGTGCAGCATCCCACCGGCTGAAGTCCCGTCGACGAGGTCGATCTGGACGCCGTGACCGGCGAACTCGAGGAGCTCTGCAAGGGCGGCGATCGCTGCACCCTTGGCTAACATCGTCGCTCCGCTCACTCCACCCGACGTCGCCATGTTGAGGACGATGCGGATGAGCTTGCGCCCGGTGCCTTCCGTGACGCGCGTCTCCATCCGCTGCCAGCACTCGGGCTCACCGTCCATGAAGCGCGCGATGTCGATCTCGGTCCCTTCGACATCGTAGACGGGATACTCACGCTCGACGACTGTGCTCAGTGACTCGAACAGGCCGGCCGAGTAGCGTTTGGTAAACTGCTCACCCTCGTCCCAGCCTTCACGAGCCATCTTGATAGCATTGTCAAAGCCGCATCCCAGGTCCCAGTACTGATTCGCGTCGGCGTTTCGTGAAGTTCGGCTTCGGCCTGGCGTCTGCTTCTCCGCCTCCTCGATGTACTCACCCCACGAGAAATGAACGATATGCTTCTTGGCCTGCGGCGGGATGTAAGCGGGAGCGGACGAAGGCTGCACAGGTGCAGCATAAGACGTCGAAGGCACCGAACCGTATCCGTACTGCCGGCGACGCCTACGCATTGATCACCTCCGGGCATTCGCACGTGATGCCAGGCTCTTCGCATTCGGCCAGGTGTTCCTTCACCCGCACAACCACGGGCATCGGGCAGGCCGCGATGATCTTCGCCTTCGTGTCTTTGTCAAGACCCTTGAAGAGCGTCATGTCGGCGATCTGCTCGAGAGTGAACTGTGAATCCAGGATGGCCTTCGCTCCCATCATTGTGGAGCGCGGACTGACGATGACCTTCGGGTGATGCTTGCCGCAGTACTCACGAACGCGACGGATCCAGTTGAGCCAGACCTCGCCGCACTTGGGGTTCGTCGCCCGGGCCAGCCGCATCTCGAGCTCGTCGTCATTCTGCCAGTCGACCACCGCGAAGCGATTGATAGTTGCTGCATCCAACTGACGACGACCCGAGTGATTCGCATCGCCTCCTCTGCCAGGAGTGTTCGCAGTCGCAACGCACACGAAGTCGGGATGCCGGTTGACGAGGCCATCCGGGAAGGCTCCGTGTCCGTTTGCCAGGCAGGAGTTCAAGCTTGTCAAGAGAGCATCGCTCGCGTTGTCGATCTCGTCGATGAGGTAGAGGCCACCGTTCTCGAAGGCCTCACGAAACATGGTTCGGTGATACCGGCCGCTCGCATCGATGAACCCGAAGAGCCGCGACTCGGGAGTTTGGGGATTGAGGCTGATGAGCCCGAACGACAGGCCCATGAGGTTCGCCACCTGGTGCGCCGAGTAGCTCTTCGAGACGCCAGGTTTCCCGTACAACATCACCGGGAAGCGATGACCCTGGAGGTCCTTCGCGTTCGCCCAGTACAGGAGCTCAGGCACCTGGCGATGAGCGCCTTCGATGGAGCGCACTTCGCCACCTGCACGGAGCTCGATGCGAATCGGACGAATAGGAATCGCGAGCCTCCCAATCGTTTCGTCGATCTGACGCATGACGTCCTCGCTGGTTACTGCACCACTGCGAGCGACGACCTCGTCGAAGATTTCCTTGATCTGCTCAGCGCTCAGCGATTCGCCACCGATGTTCGCGCTGGCAGCCGGCGCCGGCGTCGCCGCTGCACCAGGTGCAGGGAGATTGTTCACCGCGAACCGGTCACGGCACACGTGAGGCTTCATCGTATCAGCGATGACCTTCGTGCCGACGACGGACTCGTAGAGAGCGTAGCGATCCTGACCCCCGACGATGTTGCACGTATGCCAAACGAGTGACTGAGTGCGGCACGTCTTGCAGGTGATGAAGTGCCTGATCTTGGTCTTGTCCCAGTTGCAGGTGTTCGAGTCGTGGGCGACGGGTTTCCCCTTCACTGTCGGGTCTCCATAAGTGTAGCGATGCAGGCAGGACAGACGCCGTGAGTCATCCCGCCCTTCACGCAGGGTTTGATGCCGAGTACGATTTTGCAGTACGAGCACTGGCGCACTGCGAAGTTCATGAGGGTTCCGAGGAGGCACAGGATCTTGATGGTCATCTCCGAGTGCGACCCGACCAGGTCCTCGCGCACGTAGAACTCGTTGCGAATGGCGATGACCGGCTCGTTGTCGTGTTCGAAGTTGACCGGCTCGCCGCACTGTGCCAGGTAGCGCGCCATGGCTTAGCTCCGGTCCGTGTGGCTGAAGGCCTGCACCATGCGGGCCTCATCCCGTTCGTCCTCGATCTTGGCGCATGGGGTGCAGGTCGGCCGCGACGTCTTGCGGCAGAAGGTCAGACCCGAGCCGTAGATGACCTGGTCACCGATGGTGGTTTCGTAGGCACCACACAGGGCCTCGCGCTGACGGAGCTTGCGGTGAGTGGCCTGCTTTGCCATGACTACTTAGCCTCCACAGTTGCGCCCGCATGGGCGTAGGCGTTTGCCACCTGCTGTGCAACATTGGCTGACCGAAAAGCGTGGGCCTTACTGCGGTCGTCGGTGAACTGGATGCTCTTGACCTGGTCCCGGTCGCCGAAGCGCACCGAAACAACGTACATGTAGCACCGCACCCGACCTCGCCGTCCGTTGAGCCTCACCACCGTTTCGCCGTTGCCAGGCTGCATCGCGCTTTCCATACACGAATGATAGGTCCAGTTAACAACTGGTGCAAGCGAAAAGTGATGAATGTTGAAGATTTTTATAAGACCCTCAGTCTAATAGACTTACCGCGAGGAGCCGGCCAGACGTCCCTGTAAGTGACGTTGTTTCAACAGGTTAGACTAGGAACGCCTAGGAGGCTGCCAGGGCGACCGGCGCCGGCTGGCACCCATGCGCCTATTAATAAGGTGGCGCGGTCGCGTCCTAGCCAAAGGTAAATAGGTCCACGGCCGAATTCGGTTGCACCTGCGGGCGAGTGGTGCTACCCTGTGATTCCGGAGGCGAGTAGCATGATGATAGCTATCGCGGCCCTGAGTAGTATCTTGGCTCAGCCGCCGCAGGTTACGAACGAAGCCTGGCAAGAAGCGGAGCGAATCCTTCGCAACGAGCCTGCACTCAGCGTGTCGATGAAGACTGCACCCATTCAGCTTCGCGTGCTGAACCCAGTGCCAGCCGGCGCCGAACACCTGCTTGGAGTCACGAACCCTCACCCGGACAAGAGGCTCATCGTGGTCTTCATCGTCAACCTCGAGAAGTATCTCGAGGTGAGCCGCGAGTCGCCGAAGTTTCACAAGGCGATGGGCCGAGTGATCGCGCACGAGGTGCTTCACGTGCTCTATCCCGAGCGAGGTCACTGGGGACACGGGCTCATGGCTGAGCATGCGTCCCGCGGGATACTGTTGAGCACGACGCCGGTTGAAGTCGACTAAACTGTCAACTTAAATTCGACCTCGACTCCGAGATAGCGAAGAGCTGCCTGCGCGGCTCTGATCGCATCATCCTTCCAAGGTGCAGTCGACAGTAGACGTGCGAGCACGACACGCTCCTCGTCCGTGAACTCCATCGAGCACTCCTCGAGCAGAACTCGTCCGCCGTCCTTCTGGTCGTTGTCGCGGCTGACCGCGTGAAGCCTCAGCTCGAGGAGGGACTGGCACTCGGCAAAACGCAGGCCTCCGTTATACAGGCCCGTCTTCACAGCATACCAGTAGAACTGGAAGTGCTCGTAGGCTTCATTCGTATCGAACTGGACAATCACGCGAAGATCCTCCTGTACTTGTGCGCCTTGAGCTCTGCGAACGCCTGAGTAATTTCATTGACAGTGAACACTGTCAAGTGTCGCCGTCTTATCATTGACAGCATTCTGGTAAAGTCCAGGATGCTCAATCCTGCGCCAATCATTCCTGGGAGCATTGACAAGATCAAGTACGCGAAGTCACCGCCGGCGACTTTGTATTCAACAGTGGCCCAGTAGCTCGTGCAGATAACCGCTGACACACTAGGATCACTAGTGTTGTAGATTGCTATCTCTAGTCCGTTGACATCTGCCACTGAGAACGTTCCGCCTCCCGGTCTGTCGGCAGTCTTAGTCTCGTTAGTCAGGCCAGATCCAGCAGCTTTGGAGATATTCTGAATACCACTGTTGACTCCGCTCAGTCTCGTGAACACGACTAAAGTTGTAGGAGAAACATCAGTGTTTGCTACTCTGGCTGTCATGGTGACACTGTCAACTTGAGTAGCTGACCCAGGAAGATCCTGCAGGTTGAACGAGTCGATGAAGCCGGAGGTGCCCGAACCCCAAGCAATACCAGAGCCGTCCGTGTGGACGATTGGATCAGGTCCAGGATCTACTGCCTCCCACTTCGTACCTGCTCCGAATGTGCTGATGGTCATGTTGTATGTGCCAACAGACACCGGCCGAAGATTGAGGACCGGCATCAGAGTGGCTCACACCTGATTGACAGTGTCACTTGCTGCACTGTTGCAACGTTCGACACGACGACGGCGAGTACATCACCGGCGAGGATGTCCGTGCTCCACGAGGACAGCGTCAGATCCTGGTTCTTCTGCTGGCCGCTGAGAGTGGGCTTCTCCGTACCAGTCATACTGTCCCCAACTGTCGGCGGGAAGTTAGCGTAAGAATCCTTGTAGATGTCAAAGACAATAGTGCCGGAAGCGTCGGACACAACTGTCCAGCCTGTCGCACGGAGATTGACAGGGATCTCGACGTACATCTTGTGACCGTTAGGAATGACACCTCCGCCAGCACTACCAATTGAAACGATGATAGCCTTGTTCGCGAGTGCGTTGAACTGATCGCGAACGTGGGTGTTCATGATCGTGGCGGTGACGGTCTCGCCGGCACTCCACGTTCTAGGAGTTGTCCAGGCCACTATCTACCTCCTCGGTCGTCATTGTTTCTCGGATCCCTCACGCGATCCTTCTGTTCTCTGCGCTTGTCAACGAAGTCCGAGCACTTCGAACACACGAGCACCTTCGCTCTGGACTTGGTCTTGCGATCTTTCCCGAACGCCGCTTTGGCGATGTCCTCGATCTTCACTTCCTTCTTCACCCGAACACTGTTGTCGTTGCAGTACCAGCAGGTCGCGGGATTCGTAGGAGGAGGCCACGGCAGGCGATGATTAGGATTCCTGTAGAGCGACAAGAAGCTTGAGTTGCCAGTGCTGCGCTCCATCACATCGAGCTCATCAGTTAGAGGTTCAGCAAGACAAGTGCCACAGAACGGGCGCTCATCAGGGCCGAATATATCTCCATCAAGAGAGACAGCGTAATTAGAAGCCGGGATCCTGCCAGGTGCGAAGTCGCCAACTATCAACGAGCGCTGGTACCAGGCAGGATGTTCCCCGTGCATCACGACCCACGGCCATTCACCAGTCGTCAGCTCTTCAGCCACGATACCCCTCCCAGTAAACTTCGGCGACACCAGCATTCAACAGAGTAGCCTCGCCTTCATGAACGAGTGAATAGGCCCATTCCAGGAAGCCTTTCATGAACTCGACACCTTCGTCTGTTACTTCGACTCCCTTGCTAATCTCTTCGAGACCTCGACGTACTTTCGGGACATTGTTTTTCAAGTACTCAATCCCGTCTGAAGCAATGAGGTCGATGCTCAACACGAACGTATAGGCATAGATCCCGTGGATCAACGCTGTCATGGGGCGAAGGCAATCCCGCCGAATAGGACTGAACCACTTCAGTTCGTTGTCATTCAGGATTAGAGTACGATCGTGACTATCAAGATCCATCCCTAAGCAATGAAGTCGCTGATGTGCAAGCTCGTGCACAATCCCTTCAGCGCAGCCGGTAGGATCATCGATCGTCACGTAGCATCCTATGCGTCCTCTCTCTGAAGGCTTGCTGTGCCCCGACGTGCATCCTCTTCCAACTGGTCTGTCGAACTTCATCGGGCTGAAGAAGTCCAGCAGACGAAGACTGTCAGAGTGCTGCCAACTTCGGATGATATCTTCGACAGCAGTTAGTCGTGGGTCGTTGATCGCAGCGAATTCACCTGAGCTCGTCTTGTCTGTGTTTGTCAACTCCATGAACTTACAGAAGCGAGGACCTCCGGAGTAAATGCTTCCGTATCCCCATCGACGATATGCTTGCTCGAGGAGCTTGACTGTGTCGTAGTCGTCAGGCTGCGGCTTCGCGATCCTGGCCCACTCCGTCATACCTGCCTCCGCTTGTAGACCGCGACGCCGGCCTTCGGTGCAGTGTTTTGAAGGACGAAGTCCGGAGGGCGACTGATCCCCGCTTTCTTGCAGAGCTCCTCGATGCTTTGATCCTTGAGCCAATCCGAGTACGCATAGGCGATGACGACTTTGGAACGCGCGAACAGGACATCCAAGAACCGCTTGGTCTTGTTACTGTCCTTCATCTCAACGAGCCTGCCTGGCATCAACAGAGTGATGCCATACATCACGTCGTTCCTGTCAAATGCGTACTGGAACTTGTCAACCCAGAAGTTATCCTTCGCGCCGGGGAACTTCTTGTGCGCAGCGAGGATCGCATCAGCGCTGAGGTCTACTCCGTAGACGGGGACAGCCGAGTAGCCTGCAACCATACCCGCGAGTGTCCCGTCACCGCAGCCGAGGTCCAGAACAGGGTCACTGTTCTCCACACATCTCGCTCCACCCAGTACGAGATCGTGACAATCATTCATTACATCCTTTGAAGTAAACCCGTTGACTCTGGCCTCAAGTTCCTCGTCACTAAGAACGATCGGCGTAAGCTCTGTGAACTTACCTTTCCGTTCCTTAGTAATCTTCTTGGCAGTGTAGTCCGTTGATGCCGCGAACTTGAACACAGGTGTGACCAACTGCATCGCACCGTGAAGAGCGCTGTACTGCATCGGCAGGCCCAGCAGAGACAGGGAAGTTTCCACTTGATCAATGAGATCAAGACTGTGTGCAAGCTGCACCATATCGGCGGCGAAGTCCAACGACTTGCGACAATCGAAGGAGCACGGAAGATGCGGGACCAGCCGAACGTTCAACCAGCGCAGCATGATGTTGATCGCGTTCGGTCCGTCGCTGCCGGCCATCTGCAGAGTTGAGTCCTTGGCTCCCTTCCCCCAAGTCTCCTCGAAGAACTCCCGGCAGCAAGATGGGAATCCGAGGAGGTGACCGATGGCGTCGTTGTCGGAGGAATGAAACGCTTCGACCCAGTCGTGCGCATCACCTGGCCCGTGAAGGGCGACCCTCAGGCCAAGAGGCCCGGACGTTGCTTGACTGGACGCGTACGAACCAGACATGTGAGTAGTGTTCAGGACTGTCACTTCAAGTCCACACTTGTCAACGTCCTTCACGAGGTCTGGTAGTTCACTAACAGATATGGACAGGAGAGCGCTGCGGCGAATGTTATGAACCACGCTCGCGCGCTCGAGAACGTTCCAGAGAGCACTGGCCGTTTTGATCTTCGGCTCCCAGGCCTTCTGTGCATCACCGGATACCCAGATCGGCCCACGGAAGAATTCGGGAATCATTGATTTGCTCCTGAAGCGTCGTTGTGATCCTTGTGCCAATCAATATGACCGCCAGGCCCAGACGAATAGGCTGGTTTCTTGCCGTTTAGAATGGCGATCCCGTCCTCAACTATCGGCTGACGTCCAGCCGCCCACTCCTTGAGCATAACCTCCTCGAGCTTCGCGAGGTTCGTCCATTTGGACACAGGCTTCTGTCCAAGACGAAGCATCGTCGCTTCAGTCTCTTCGAAGAGCCTCATCCAAACACGGCAGTCACGAGGCCGGCTGCGCCAGTCGCCATCGATACCGTGGCCTGGACAGTTTCCCTTGCACATCACAAAGAACCTGCATCCCTTACATCCGCCGTCTTCGTAAGGAGTGTTGTATAGAATCAACTGTCTCATATGACCAGGGCTGGAGGCCTTCATCCAGCTCTTGCCATCTTTGTTTGTGCGGCCGCAGTTCTTTCGTTCGCCCTGGCCATCAAGCGCGCTCACTGCAGGAGTCGTCCAAGGATCGCAGCCGTTCCAGATGCAGGATGCGCCTTTGTCCTGGCCTCTCAGTAAAGCCGCGATGTCGGCGAACTCATGCACGATGAGATCTTTTTCAATGCACAGTTCTCGCAGTGTCAACATTGCTGCGACTGCATCGTCTTCACTGAGGGCGAGCATCTCTGCAACTGCACTGTCGATCTCGAGCGCATGGAAGCGAACGCTCGTCATGCCTTTGTCGCACAGGAACTTGATCCACTCAACCAGACGAGGCAGCCGGTCAGGTCTGGCGTTCAACTTGTGAAGGGTGACGATGACTCCACGGCAAACCTTCTCTTCCATACAGCGGAGAAGATTCGCTTCAGAGCGTTCGGTGGTTCGTCGTGTGGATTCCAGATCACCGATGCGACGCGCATCGTTCAACTCACCAGGACCGTCAAGAGAGATTCCAACCGAGACACTGTATCTCTTGAACAGAGCGATGTGTGCGTCCGTGATGAGCGACCCGTTAGTTTGTATGCCGTTCGATCCATACTTCTCGAGGCCCAACTTGAAGATCTCCTCGAGGTCTCCGATGGGAACTAGCAGAGGCTCACCGCCGAAGACCATAAACTTCTGGCCCTGGCGCAGCAGAGCTTCCCGCATCCGCTCCATTGAGTAGGGCTTGTCTTCCTCGTTCTCGCGCAGGCCCTCCTGATAACAGTACTCGCACTTGATGTTGCACTGTGTGTTCAACGGCATCAATTCATATGTCATGTGCCAATACTTTCAGGAGCGTCGCCGTGCGTGTCAATGTGTCCTACAATCCCGTCGCCGTGACTGTCACTGTGGTCATCGTTGTGCGCGTCGTCGTGATCCACGGAGTCCCCATGACTGTCACCGTGGTTATCGTCGTGAGTGTCACTGTGATCGTCGTCATGTGTGTCAGTGTGATTGTCATCATGGATTACTTCGTCGTCGTGATCCTGATGGAAGTCGTCATGAGCAACATCGTCGTGAGTGTCACCATGATTGTCATCGTGCCCATCAGAGTGGGAGTCATCGTGGCCTGCACCACCATCGCCGTGAGTATCATCATGACCGTCGGAATGTGCATCGTTGTGACTCGGTGCAGAATCCCCATGAAGATCATCGTGACTCTGGTACTCTTGAACTCCTGCAGATCCAACGAAGTGCTGATAAGTTTCGACCCACACACTACCAGCGCGCGCAAGGACGTCGTTGTGCATCCCCGTCGCAGTGCCAGTAATCTTGCGCTCGTCACCGTCAGCGTCTATGTAATGCTCTTCGTTGGATTCGATCCAGTAACTTCCAATGACAGCTCCCCCGGGAGTGCTAACGAAAACGCCAGGATAGCGCCACTCGTTCTGATTGCTAGCTACGTGATGTAGGTAGTCACCTTCTACCCACTTAGAGCCAGCCGTTTTGTTCCCACCAGTACCGTCGAACTTGTCTGTGCCAACTGGCAGAACGAATCTGGTGGCACTTCCTCCGTTGAAGTCATTGACACCGGCAGTGTGAGAGTTCGAGGAGCCGGGCTTTACCAGACCGGTGAGGTTCGTGCCGTCCAAGTCAGCAAGAGTGGCAGAGCTCAGCCCAAGGAACCGGCCGTCGTCGTTGATAGGTAGTTTGAGGATACCGTAGTTGTCGCGAATGTGTGCATTCATCATCGCGGCAGTTACGATTTCCCCGTCGACCCACGTTCTAGGAGTGGTCCAAGCCATTTAGGTCGCCCACTTATCCGCACCTACAGGAAGGATCACGCGGACGCCAGCGCCTCCGTTGAAGGTGTTCACACCTGCGGTATGCGTGTTCGCCGCCGCAAGCTTCGCGACGCCGGTCAAGTTCGAACCACTGAGATCTGCCAAGTAGGTCGAGCTCAACGCCACGATCTTTCCAGCATCAGTGATGGGCGTCTTCAAGATAGTTTGGTTGTCACGGATCTGTGCGTTGAGATCGCCTTCCTTGACGAGCTCACCTGCCAGCCACGTTCGTGGAGTAGTCCAGGCCATCAGTACATCTCCTTACGGGTTGACCCGCGTTCCACTTCCAAGCTCACTCTCATCAAGGACCCAGCCGGCGACGAAGGAGCCATAGGCCAACCTCGTCGTAAAGTCCAGTTCGGTGAATCCAGTGCGCTCCAAGATCCAGTAGTTGAATGGATCGGCCGGCACCAGTCCCCAAGTACAGTAGACCATCGGGCCTTCGACAATTGTCAACGTCACCGCGTTGACAAAGAACTCGAGAGCACTCACAGCTTGAGGTTCATCGACAGGAGTGACAGGTACAGTGCCAACCATTGTCTCTTCAACATGGACCCGGTCACCGATGTCGACTTGCAGGGCATAGCGCATGAGGCGCTCTTCCCTGTTTCCGATGAACGAAACTCCACGAACCTGAGTGATGAGGTGCTTAGTTTGCGCAACGATGAAATGCGCAGTGTCCTCGGAGACAAGCGGATCACTCTGGTAAGGTTGATCCAACGTGAACTCACGCAGGCCATACTTCACTCGCGAAGCCATGCTCTCGGCTTCGGACAGAACCGTCTCGTAGTCGTAGACACCGCGCCCACGAAGTTGAAGCTTCGTCAGGAATCCGTCTTGAGGACCGTTGTTAAAGACTAGAACGTCTGCACTGTTACCTCCGAATCCATTCGGGATCGTAACATCAAGTTGATGCGTGAGGTCTGTGCCACTTCCATCTTCTAGAGAGTTGAAAGTGTAGTCCGTCGTGATGACTGGCGTGACCATGTTGAGACCGCCCGCGCGCGTAGCACGCGCGGAAGGATCCCGATACGGAGCGTTAAAGTTCGAGGAGGTGTTCCTCTCGATACGCGGCTTTGACGCCAGGCTGAACAAGATGGACGTTGCGAGTGCGTCAACACGCCGCGGATGAGATTGTACCTGTGCCTTGTTATAGACCTCCTCGATCCCCCGAGAAGTGTCAACGTTCATGATGTCTTCGTCTGTTATTGTGGCCGAAAGAGAGAACAGATTCGTGCGACGATGCCGGCCCTGGTATACCAGGGTTCCGTTCCTCTTCACGAAAGCGTATCCCCGTTCGGAGTCGAGCAGCCGCTGCCACTCAGACATCACGTTGATGTCACCGTCAAGCGCATTATCAAGAGCGTACGGGTAAGTATCGGCGCCGATGCCGATCTGTGTTGCTACCGGCTGCCGCTCGATGACTTCAAGAAGGAGCGCAAAGATCTCGTCCGACCTCTTGTTGATTTGGACCGGGATTCCCGATGCCTTCGCTGTCGCCGCTTCTTCCATCCAGTCAACGCAGTTGACAGTGACCTTCCGGTTCCCATATTTTCCTGACTGCGGCTCAGCCGAAACCATCTTGCCGAAAAAGATGGGCTCGTCAACCGCCAAGAATCTGACAGTGAGCTTAATCGGGATTCCTGGATGCCATCCCGGGAGGGTGTTGATATTGTTGATCGAGTATAGTCCGAGCAGGCCGGCGCTATTGTCAGTACTATTGTCAAGGTCAAAAGAGGCTGACCCTGTAGTTGCCATGATGTCAACAAGAGATGTTCCTTGGTTCCCTCGTTGAATACTTATCGGCGAACTGAGATCTACATCAGGGATCTGGACAAAACCGGATCCAAGATCCGCCCAGACCTTGACATCTTCAGGAAAGACAGGGTCGAACATGTCACCTACTCTGGATCAGTGCGTCTCTGATGGCGAGTGTGAGCTGACGGCGCTGCGCCGTCATCATAGATTGCATGTCCGCCCTCGTGATACCTCCTCCGCCTGAACCCTGCATCTCGTGAAGCTTGTCCAATGGGATCACAGCCTCAGGGCCTGCCTCACCAACAACTGCCAGAGTCGGCCTAGTGACGAGGCCTCCCGTTGCCATTCCAGGAACCTTCATGTTCCCGTTTGCTCCACCATCGTCGTGGACAGTTCTGACAGTTACTGTTCTCTCAACGTTGGGGATCCCAGTGAGTGCAGCAACCATCTGCTGAATGCCTTCGACAATCTTGGACAGCTGATCACTCATCGACTCGGCGAACTTGATGCCTTCCAAGGACTCGATCTTGTTGCCAGCAGCATCAGTAAGAGTTCCCATCTCGACCATGTCTTCGAGAATGGGACGCATCGCTTCGGGAATAGCAGCTCCGGATGCGAGTACAGTCTGGACGTACTCGTTGAACGCCGGTCCCATCCGATTGATGACAGTTTCGTTCTCGATGCCGCTCGCAATGAGGAGTTGATAGTCCTGAAGCAGACTACCGGCCATCGAGTCAAGTTGCTGAGCCTGCCACTTTGGGCCAAGCTCCTCGACCGTGAACCCGTATCGTTCAACTGCATCGGCAAGGGCAGCATGAGCGCCCTCAGATGTACTCAACTGTGAGTTGATATCCGTGATGGCCTGTTTCAGTTGAGCAGTTTTCTTTGCATCAAAGAGAGCAGTCAGACTAACGTTGGCAGCCTCTGCACGTCTTTGAAGTTGCTCAAGTCCCCCCTGCTCCTCGATAAACTGATTTCGTCCTTCCTTGACTTTCTTGCCTTCGCCTCCACCGAACAATCCGCCGATCCCTCCGAGGAGGGCACCTGCTCCTGCTCCAAGTAGAGTTCCAACTCCAGGAATGGCAGAGCCGATCATGGCTCCCTTCATGGCACCGCCGAGAGCTCCCTTCACTGCTCCCTGTTGCTGGCCTCCCTTGAATATGTCAATGCCAGCGCCGAGGACTTGTGTTCCAACGCCGAGCTTATCGCCCATACTCAACGCGCCGAAGCCCTTCGTTCCTACTTGGACGCCGTTCTCCATCACGGCGAATGTCTTGCCGAGATTGCCAGCAAGGCCGATGGCCTGCTTGAGACCATTCGCCAAGCTCCCAAGGAACGAATCGGTGCTGAATCCGAGAGCGCCAACGATGTCAGCAACTGTGTCGAAGGCCATCCCAAGAGTGAGAGTTTGATCCGCGACAGCCTTCGTCTTAGTCTCAGTCTTCTTCATTTCGCTGCCGAGCAATCCAACTTGCTTAGCAGCGAAGTCACTGCGTCCTCCCATCTCGTCCATGGCAGCGGCCAAGGACATGAAGACGGGCTCTGTGGCTGATCCACTCTCGGCCATGACCTGCAACTTCTGGATGAAAGTGACCAGTTGCTTGTCTGTTAGTTTGGTAAGATCCCCACCCAAAGCATTGAAGGATTCAATGAGGTCATCGAAGTCCTTCTCGATGCTCATCGTGCTCGGGCCAAGACGATTCATCACCTCGAGAAGCTTCTTTTGCTTCTCGGCAGTTTGAGCTGTCGTTTCACCAAGCGTGTCAACAGCAGCGGCGAAGGCCTTTGTTGGAGCAGTCGCCTTCTCAGCAGTTCCCTTCGCGGCTTCCATTCCTTCACGGAAACCTTTGAGCCCCTTGCTGAGATTGTCAAGACCTTCTGCACGTTTGTCTGAATCAGCAAAAGCCTTATCTACGTTCTTTGCGAAACCATCCGCCATCCCCTCGAGATCAGCACCCATTCCCTTGATGGATCCAAGATCGCTCTTGATCCCACCGATTGCAACTGACAATCCAGCGGCGGCGACGGTCATCGCCCCGCCGATTCCAGGGATGGCCTGTCCTGCCTGTGCAATTGCCAGAACAGACTGCGCCAGTTTGAGGGAGGCCTGCAACATCGACTCGAGTGTCGTGATGAATTTCGCCGAGATCGCGAAGACTCCCGTCATGATCAAGTTGAAAGCGACGTCGAACAACATCCAAGCGTCAGAGATGAACTTCACTCCAGTGACAGTTGCTTCAGCAACTTTCACCATGATGATGGCGAAGTCTTCGACCAGGCCAACGATGAACGAAATCGCAGCACTCTGGTCATCACCAAACGCAGTCTCGAAGGCCTTCGCCATCGAGTCAAGTGCGGCGTTCAGCACTGGCGATTTGCTAATTGCTAGCGCCAGTTTGTCTACGAAGTTTTGAACGAAGGTAACTACTCGGCCTATCTTCTCGCTGAAGTCCAGGCTCTGTGTTCCTGCGTCCTTCAGAGTACCTGCCAAAGCCTCGAGCACTGCTTTCTGTGTGGCCTGCTTCTTCTCGAGGCCACTAAGTTCACTAGCACTCTTGCCAATGGACGCAGCGTAGTTCTCGAGAGCAGCCTTCTGATCGACCATGAGGCCGAGCTGCGCCAGGCCCTGAGCTTTGCCCTTCGCCATCGAGGAGGTGAGCAAGTCGAACGCGGCGGCAGTACCTCCCTCGAGCCCGACGCGATTGGCGAGCTCACGTGCGCCGGCTGCCAGAGTCTCCATGTCTTTCGCAGAGCCCTGGAAGCCGGCGCCCATCGCTTTGTTCGACATCTTCATGAGCTCGAAGTCGCTCACGACACCGGCTGTACCCTTGCGCAAGGCTCCCAGCATCGCGTCTGCTGTTTCGTTGACCCTCATGGAAAGGCCCTCGAAGTTCCTTGCAACGTCCTCGATCTCGGCACCGCGCTCGCCGAGCTTGACAATTGCAACTGTCAAACCCGTAACGGCAGCGATTGCAACACCGATGACGGCTCCAGCACTGACCATACTCCCGGTCAGTTTGTCGAGACCAGGTGTGAACTTGTCCTCGAGCTCGACTGTTCCTACGAGTTCGGCAATGCTGAGAGCCATCTGTTACTTTCCCCTAGAAGAAGCCGTCAAGGCCATCGCGATTTGCTTCATCATCTGCCAGGGCATCTTCTTTCCGTCTCCGTGAGTTCTGACTGCATCCCCGAACATCGGAGAACACTCTTGGATAGTGAATGGCGAAGCCCTGCGTTTCTTGCTGCGATTCACGTTGTAGACTGCCGAGACGATTGCACCTGCCCTCTGGTCCTTACGTTCCTCTCCTATCGGGTCAAGTTCGTTGTAGACCATCCACTCTTGCAACTGAAGCGACGACATCTGCCGGAGCATGTGATCCACGTTTGGATATCCAAGGCGTAAGGCAAGGGAGTATGCGAACCGGCGCACACTCCCTCGCCTCAGGCGTTTTTTACCTCGGCCTCATTCTTCTCCGCCTTTTCCTTGATGACCTCGATTCCGTTCAGCTTCATCGCAGCGTCCTGAAGTTTGAGAATCGCCTGCATGTTTTTCTTGGCGAAGGCTGCGAAGTCCTCCTCCGTCTTGAAGAGAGTGTTCCCCTCTTCGTCAACCAGAGACATCGCGATCAGCTTCAGGGCCTGTGCGGTGTTCACACGTCCTTTGCTGGCCTCGACGAACTGAACGAACTGGTCGCCGTCGAGAGTACGAAGGCGAACGCTGCCTCCCCACTCAGGGACCTCGACGTCAATGTGACTGAGGTCCTTGGCGGCGACGATGTCTGCGGCGGAGAGAATTTTGGGCACGTCATGTCCTCCTTGTTTAGCTCGTGATCGTCATGATCCCGGTCGGACGGATCGTGACGTCGGCCGTCAAGCCGTCGTCGACCGGTGCGGACGGGGCGATGTTCGTGACGTAGCCGGAGAACAACCAGATCGTGTTGTCCGGGAACGTGATCTTGTAGATGTCGCGGCTCCCGTCGAGCCAGGCCTTCGTGAGACCCGTCGCTTCGTTATGCGTGGCGAGCGACCCGACATAACCGATGCTGAAGGTGAACTCTCCCTTGCGTCGGATCCCAACGACGAACGACTCCTCCGCTTCGTTGTGCGAAGTCGTCTCGATGGGGTTCCGAGTGAGGGGCGGAGGCGTGATATCGCGGAGCTCGGCGATCGTGGTGAAAACCGTGGGCGTCGCCGCCGGCGCTCTCGCGACCAACGTTCCTTGTGCGGAAATTGCGTCGGGCATTCTTCCCTCCTCTAGGGACTAACGTCCCTGTTCCTAACTGCTGTGAGTATGTTGTAGACGTCGAAGGCTTTCGCATACGCGCGCGTGAACTGCGTGGAAGGATCACCTCCCGCACGCACGACGATCTGGGCAGCCGGACGCTGATAAGTCACACCGATCACGTTCTGCGTATTGATCGGGAACAAACCACCTGTCGGGTTGATGTTGACAAATGGCCCGTCTCCGGAGATTGGCACAATCGCTTTCGACCCGATGAAGATCGTCGAACCAAAACTACCAATCCCTCCCGAAACCAAAAGAGCAAGGATCTCCTCGACGAAGGTCCCGGATTTTGCCTTCTCGGCGATGATGTTGAATCCGACCATCTGCCTCTTGTTATCGTCGAGCTTGAGGTCGGCAATCTCACCGAGGTTCTTGATGCTGAGGTACCAGGTCACAGGTCCCCCTCCGTGATCTTTCCAAACTTTGCCATCATCGGTTCAAGATTGCCGGCCTCCTCGAACATCGGATTCTCGAGGTACTTGGCCTCACCATCGGCGTGCTCGTAGTCAAGGCGTTCGTGCTGAGGAACTGCGTACTCTGTTCCATAGACGAAGCGCATTGACAATCCACGCTTCGTCTCATTCGTTTCGATGGCACCAGTACTTGACAGTTCACCAGTATCCTTTGGGCAGCGCTCGCGGCTGATGGTCATCACCTTCTCTCCCCACGCCAGCATCCCGCGAGCAAACTTCTTCGGGGCATTCTGAGTCAAAGACTTCAACTTCTTCTTTGCTTCCGTTAGCCCTCGAACCTCGAAGCCCATTAGACCTTGACCTCCACCTCTTCAACTTCGTCGTTCCTGGAGACATACCTGACTTCGTCCAGAGCCTTCGCGAAGGCTTCGCCGACAGCCTTCCAGCGGTACTGCGGCTTCCGCACAACTGCCAGGCCACGAGCGATGAGGTCCTTGCGAACGCCTTCGTTGTTATAAACGTTCGCGAGTGCGTTCATGAAGTGCGTCTTGGAAGGAACACCGCCGACGACGTTGATGTTGTTCGGCGTCACGATCTGATCGCGACACGGAATCTTGATGACTCCATCCTCACACCATTCGCCAAGCGCCGCCCACTCCGGAACAATCTGCGGAACACCGCAGGCCATTCCCTCCATCGTCGTGAGTCCCCAGCCCTCGCCCTGCGTCGTCGAGATCTGCGCATCGAACGACTGGTACAAGTACGGAAGGCTCGCTTCGGGCGACCCCATGCCGATCTCAGGATCGGACAGGATGAGCCTGCCAGGCAATCCGTAGTACTTCATGAGCTGCTTCACGTCATAGCCCTGGTCGCCCGTGGGAGCCACATGCAAGAACAGATACGCGTCCTTGATGCCAAACGAATGCACCCACTCGGCGAAATACTGAACTGTCAAGTCCAATCTCTTTCGCGGCTGGTTCCTATTGACATTGCCAACGAGGAAGCCGTCCTTCACAGCGTTCGGGAGGCCGATCTTCTCACGAGCTTCCTTCTTCGTGACCGAAGGCTTGTAGAGCTCGAGATCAACACCAAGAGGAACGACGGCGGCTTCACCAGCATATCCTCCCTTGCGAGCTTCGTCCAAGCCGAACTGCGTCCAGAAGATTCCGAGGAGGAGACCGTTCAGGGCAGCGCCTCGGCAATTCTTTCCGTCGACTGGCATCGTCGCGACAGTTGGGCAGTCGCCGGCTCGCTTCATGTACTCCGGTACATTCCACGGGTCGTTCTGCACAACTACCAGATCAGGCCGGATCTTCGACACGAGGGCAGCAGTCCGCTTGACACCGAATGCATCGCCTCCGGACCAGGCCGGATAGATATCGTAAGGATATTGATGTGGATCGCCCATGTAGTTGAGGCCGAGGACACTCACGTCCCAACTTTCCTTCAAGACGTCGAGCGTGTGATGTGTGGCACGTGCGAACCCGGACGAAACCACAGCATCACCGATCCACAGCAACTTCCTCTTCTTCTCCATGACCTGACCTTTCTTAGCCGCGCGTCTGGTCTTCGGTGATATCACCAAGGCCAGCCACGAGGGTCTTCTTGGTTCCACTTGCCAGAGTGGCCTGAACGTCGAACTTCACGGACGAAACACCTGTGTCGAGATCAACAGTGCTGCCGACCTGGCCGTTTGCACTTCCACTGGACATAGGTTCGAACGTAACTGTCTGTTCGATGCCGTCACCGTCGATTCTCAAAGCAACAGTGTCCGTCATTGTCAACAGAGCAGCGTCGGAGATCGTCGGGTTCACCGGCTTCCTACGAATTGTCAACTGAACCGTCGCTCCAGTAAGATCAGGCCAGGTATCGCTACTGAACTGAAGCGGGAACGGATCCGTTGCGGGGTAGTCGTCGCCTCTGGTAAGTGCCAATCTGCCAGTTACCGGATTGTACGGTGACGTGATGGTCACACCGTTAGTAGTGATGAGGTCGGTCTTTGATTTGATGCTACGGATGTCACCAAGGGCTTCGCCGGCTGTACCTTCACCGTAGGATCCAGGGACAGCGTTTGTCAAAGGATCCGTAGCACCGCCGGCAGCATTGAGTTTCTGGCCCATCGTGCCAGCAGTGTTGAAAGTTGCAGCAACCGAGTTCCATACTTGCGCTGCAACGTCTGCAACTAGTGTGCCGAAGCCTGTTAGTGTTCGCGTGCCGTTTGCCCAGATGTCAGCAACGAGCGTCCCAAACGAGCTTAAGGTGCGTGTACCGTTAGCCCAGACAGCCGTCGTCACATCTGCAACGAGTGTGCCAAAACTCGTAAGTGTCCTTGTACCGACGGCCCACACTGCGGCTGCAATCCCACTAAGTTGTGCGTTGAGGTTCTCAACCCACGTCATACCAACAGACCAGCCCTGGATGATGACCTTCTGGTCTGCAGTCCCCGCCGTGAAGAACATGAACAAGTAGATAGCGTTCAGATCTACTCCACTTGAAGCAAGGCGATAGTAGTATGCTCCTCGAGCAATCTCCGTTGCTGATCCCGACGAGACTATCTGTGTCGCAGTCCCACTTGCAAGGCCGATCTCCCAGACGTCGACCGCAACAGTGAGTCCAGTAGCGGCAGCTCCGCTATTCAGAAACCCTGCGACGCAGACTAGTGCGTTACCCTGCTGATGGATTGCCATGTTATCCGATCTTGATCTTGTACAGATCGCCGAGGGCTGTCGCACTTGCAGTCACGGATGCCCCGTCAATTGCTGTGATGGCACGACTCGCCGCAGTCAATGCTGCGTTGTACTCCGCCTGAGTGATGTCGTATGTGCTGGCGTTCTCGCCATTGAAGTCGAACCCATTCGTGAAGGTCGTGCCTCCAATGGCCACGAACTCGCCACTCAAGCTCTTGAGATCCTCATAGGCTTTTAAGAATGCACTGATACGAGCGCGGCTTGTATTGATGAAGACAACAGGTAGTGCCATGACTTGATCTCCTTAGTAGAGAGCGAATCCACTCCCACCGTTCCAATGCTCAAGGCGTTCTGCTGATGTCAAGGCCTTCTTCCAAAAAGCCATGTCACCAATTCGCCCTCCGTAAAAACTCCCGCCAGATCCACGACGACCGAAGTACAGAGGATCAGTCGTGGTCGTTGCGACAGAGACTGTTGCAGCGGAGCGGACAGTGTCATTATTCAATTGCAAATTAAGAGTATTCGCAACTGAATCATGCCAGAAAACGATTCGGCTCCAAGCTCCAGCAGGTACTGCTGATCCAATTGTAAAAACCTGTGAGTACGAACCATTCCAATACTGTCCAATCAGATCTGCCCCTGAAAGTTCAAGCTCGTAATCAACTGCGAACCCGCCCTTTGAGATGAAGTACTGATGGGCAAGACCAACCGAATCAGGGTAGATCCAGCAGGCCCAAGTCCAATCAACATCACCAGCCTGGATTGCAGTTTCATTTGCACGAGAGAGGGATTCACTCGTTGCAATTGTGAATTGTGCTGCTAACCCGTGAAGTTTTCCAGCGGCCGACGTAACAGTGTTGTTATCTGTTAGTGTCAATCCGTTACCAGATGAATCGAGACGCGAGCCCGAGATCTCGTCCAGTTTCCAGTAGCCAAACAGATCCGCGTATAGGGACGAACGTCTCCCTGACGCTGCTGATACTGGAGCGAGACCTCGAACCGGAAGGATCATTACGCGGCTTTCTCTTCAGGAGTAGCGAGCTTCGCGGCACCGACTGCCCATCCGAGGAGTGCTACTAGAACTCCGATGACGGTGATACCGACGCTGCACTCCAGGTGCAACGTTCCCATGATCTTCGCCGTGAGTCCTTCGCATTTTGTCAGATAGCCAACGAGGCCGGCTGCCAGGCCCGTGACCCAGGTCCAGTGATCGCGCAGGAAGACGTACCAGCCCGTCGCTCCGGTGAATGGCGAGTCCCTGTACTTCGCGTCGATCCAGCCAAGGCTGAGGAAAACACCGGCCAAACCAGCAACGACTTCAGTGACGGCCGTCGGCACGTCAGGGAACTGCATCAGGAGGATTGTCAAGATGCCGAACATCAGTCCGATGATGCGCTTCCTTCCCTTGAGAGGCTCGTAGAGTGAACTGTCCTTGAGCTTCTTTCCGAGTAGGCCGAATCCGATCTTCATCATCAACTTGTGCATGACTCGCTCCTTAATAACAGTGCTCGACGCAGCGCTCGGCACCTTCACGAACTCTCAAGGTCAGACCGCGCACGACAAACGGAACAGGAGGCTTCGCACAGATCGTGAAGCACTGCCCTTCGATCCATTCGACATCGGTGTGGAATGGATTTCCAGGATTGATGCGCCACGACCGAGCTCCACTGACGTTGCGAACAGGACCTCCCTCGTTATCCCACTCCTGCCTCAAGCAAAACGAATTCCAGTTCAGCTCGTGAGGCGGATCGCACGGTCCTGCCTGATTCGGATCGGTTTCCGGTGGATGCTTCGGCGCAAGATATAAAGTTCCACCGACTTCACAGACGTGCTGATTCTGGAAGCGAGGGCTATCCTCCGCGTTCTGACAACAAACCTGGCCTCTCTTGCAAGTGAGATTCGTGCCTCCTGTTTTGAAGAAAGCAACTTCAGGAAGCTCGACTCCAGGCACAGGTGTCATCGTCGCTGTCGGGTGCGGTGTAGGACTCGAAGTCGGCTGCGACTGCGGAGTCCCAGTCGGTGTGACTGTCGGCTCAGGACTTGGAGTCGCAGTAGGTTCGGGCGTCGGCTGGGTGCAGGTTCCTGGCGGAAGGAGCCGGCACGGATCATCCCTGAAGCGAGCGCAACCGAAGTTGCAAACGCCAGTCGCAAGAATAACACAGAACGCCAGTACAAAGAGGACCCGAGTGCCAATCCACTTGAGAAGATTCTTGACATTGAACCTCATCGTCCACCCACCTGGACCACAACATAGCCTCTTGCGAAACTATGCTCGCCCGCAATTACCTCACCAGCGAACGACGTGCGTCCGTCGATGAGTATCGATCCACTCGCGATCACACGAAACTTGTTCCAACTCCATGGGCCGGGCGAATCGATGTTCGGCACATCAACATCGCCGGCTGCCTCGTGCATTCCCACTCCAAGCAGGATCCAGCTCCTCGAATTGGTTGCTAGTAATCCGACTAGCGCTGTTCGAGGAGTCTTCTCGAGGACTTGTTCGGTCCGCTCAAGAGGCACGCTCCATCCGTAGAGCAACGCAGGACCCACTCCGGCTGCGACGGGTCTGGACAGACAGAAGTAGATTTCACCGTTGGTGAAACTGTCAATGTTCGCCAGGCCAGCCGCAGCCGCGCCACCATCCCCCTGAGCCGTACCATCCAGCCTACCGTACAGACGTAGACCAGCCGGTGCCTCTACGCTGGCCTCCAGCCTGGCGCCAAACACCGCGCGCCTACCAGCCGGGCCGATGTACGTACCGGCCAGCGTAGAGGCGCGCCAGGCAAACGGCGAGACGGGCTCCTGTGCATGCACCATCTGCGCGCACAGTACCAGAAGGATGAGGCTAATGATTCTCTTCATGACTTCTCCCTTAAGAGACGGCCTGAATTTCGACAGTGACGCTGAGCCCGTCGACTCTTCCTGTTAGAGCACAGACTCCCGAGCTCCCGGTGATTTCCACGCGCGGATTGAAGTTGTCAGGTTGAACACTGACTGCTCGACACGGACCCGAAGGCGTCGAATACGAGATCGATCCGTGGCACTCCGCAGGAAGATTGCCAGTTGCGTCCTTCGGAGTGATGTCGAACTGAACGATAGAGCCGTTGGGTGCAGTCGTTGCGAACCTGTCGATGGGAGTACCAGACCTTGTGAACCCTCCCATCACTGACCAGCCGACATCACTGGTCCTTCGCGTTCCGCACGTAGGACTCGGTGTGACCTGCCCTCCAGGAGCCTGGCCTGCGTTCTGGCTGTCCTGGAAATTGTTGACAGTCACATTAATGACGGGCGGCTGCACCTGTGTCGGCGACTCACCATCGCACGACACGAAGAGGAGCGCCAGCAAAACGACAATGAACTTCATGCCTTCTCTCCATTCCGCGGCTCCGGTGTAATATCAGGCAGCATTCGCTGAGTCCGCATTTGAAAGTAAGCGTCAATGCGAGCGATCGTAGTTCCCCACGCTTCGAGCTTCTCGATGCGCTCGCACAACTCCTCAAGCTTTTCCGTCTGATACTTCTGGGCAGCCTGGATCAGTATGATATTCTTCTCCAAGTCAAACTGCCTTTCCCTGAGGTCCTCCACGCTGGCCTTCAGGTCTCGGATCTCCCGATCATGTCGCGCTGTCTTGAGGTTCAGAGCGGTCAGATCTTGCGAATGCTGGTGCAGCGTCTTGCCCCGCTCCTCATTCTTCGAAAGAAGTTGTTCGCCCAAAGACTCGAGTAGTTTGTCGGATACACTGCGCTCGACATTCTCAGAGATCTTCTGTGTTCTCTGTACCTCCACCGACGTCACAAGTCTCTTCACCAGAATCGGAAAGACCTTCGTGACTCCCGTGAACCCGCCAATCAGGAGGATCAGCGCGATCAGCGCCAGCGTCAACGGGTCCGCACCGAGGAGCTTTGAAATTTCCATTGTTAATCCTCAGTAGTTACTACAGAACTGGAAGTGCATCCCATCAGGACGCGCCCATCGTCCTCCCCACACGAAGTCATAGGACTCAAAGATCTGAATGAGGGACGCGTCCATCTTTGGAACTGCACCAAGTGGATTGTTAAGCACATCGATGTCGAGAGCAAGACCCCAAGTGTGAACAGACCACTTGATAGCGCTACCTCGTTGAGTGCGAACAGCGAAACATCCGCCGTACACTCCCATCTTGTGCCAGAGCCCATCCTCGTGGATCGCGTGCAGAGCGCGGTCCAACGATTCCGCACCTGCGGGATGAAAGCGAATCCTCTTGGCTTCTCCTCCAAGAGATAGTAAAAGAGGCTGAGGCAATGGAATGGAAACGAGCTTGAGAGAAACCTCCCAAGCTGTGATCTCCTGGCCTGTCATCATACCGTCTTCACCAAGGAACTTCCTCGGATCATTCAGCTTGATCAGACCAGGGAATCCGTTCGGTCTGGTAAGGATGCTCATACTCCAAGCTCCTTCCAGAACGTCTTCGCGAAGCAATCCCAACTGAGCTCGTGCGAGATGATGTCGTACACAGCCGGATCGACAGTCACGGGCCGCGACTTGAACAGTTCGAGGAGGTGCTGGATGAGCTCGTCACCGTGACACTCGGGGATGAAGTCTGCCATCCCGTCGTACCATTGACGCATGTCGGGGCGCTCGAAGAGTATGGGCCTCGCGCCGCAGGCCAGGCCCTCGAGAGCCGGCAGTTCGAAGCCTTCGACGTGCCGCAGGCCCGACACCCACATTGCGTTCTGGTAAATCTCCGCAAGACGTGCGTCGGAGATTCCTCCAAGAGCGTTCCAGTCCTTGTGCCGTGAGATACGAGGGTTCATTCCGACAACATCAGTCGGCCCGATGTGGACTACTTCGAACCCTGACCTGAGAGCCGCGACTGCAACTTCCTCGATCGCCTCCGCACACGGCCCGGAAACGAAGCCTGTCGTAACGACCGCGCGACAGCGAGGGGCAGGGTTCCAGCGGAACACTGAAGTGTCAACTCCAAGAGGACTGTGGAGGAAGTTTGTTCCTTCGGGCACGGGGAGATCGCCATAATAGCTCCACACCATCCGAGCATTCTTCCAAACTTCATTCCACTGCTCAGGAGATCCGTTCGCGCTTCTGTAGCAGTATTGAAGGACTGCGTACTCCGGTGACTTGGAGATGGCGTCGGGCATTCCTTCCATCCCAATTACATGGAGGACTTGAAGATCAGACTCGATGCCAGTCTTCACGCACTGCACTCCCGCGGGAGCGTGCGCGCGCAAGGCATCGGCGACGCGGAACATCGCCCGGCTCATAACCGGAGGTGCTTCGACACAGACCTTCATGCGGGATGCCTCACTGCCAGACGCGGTTCGACCCAGATCTTGTGTCCCTTACTTCGGGCGTTCTCGCACCATCCTACCAGAGCGCCACCGTTCTCGATACGAACCTGTCTGGCAATGTCACCTCGCATTACCAGACAGCTCCCGACGCTGCTGACCTCCGTCATCTTGCCCTGGTTCGCAAGAACGCTGGCATGATACGGAGGGAACGGGGCAAACCGGCTGCCATCCATTCCACGGAAGCCCCAGACATCGTAGAAATGCTCGCCGGCAAAAACCAGTGGAGCCACAATGTCTCGGCCACTACCAACGAGGTCGATGAGATCAATGACAGTTTCGGGAGACCAGATCAGGTCACTCTCAACGTGCATAACCATGTCGACATCTTCCTCGAGATTGTCAAATGCCTCGTTGAGAACTTTCGAGAGTGCGGCCATCCGTGCAGGATCTTCGGTAGATCCATAGCGCGGAGTCCCGAGGTCCTGCTTCACGAGCTTGAGGTCGATGCCTCTCTGCTTCGCGAAGATGCACAGTCTTCGGTGAGTGTAGTCCTTCGAGTCACCTTCCACAGCGATAGCACATACGTCGTGAAAGGACCCAGCACTAAGAGCCAGCTGACGAACCTGACCCACCCATCGAAGAAGCTGAGCATCACTGCAGTCCCTGAAGGCTGACGTGACGCAGATCCTCATCTCTTGATCTCCCGTTTGCTAATGAATTTCGCCGGCACTCCGCCCCAGATTTCCCAGGCCGGAATGTCCTTCGTCGCGACTGCACCTGCTGCGAGTATGGATCCTTCGTGGAGTGTTACTCCAGGAAGGACGACTGCGTTCGTAAGAACGCACGAGTACTTCTTCATGATGACGACGCCACGAGCAACTCGCTGCATCTCCTTGAAAGAAGACGCGCTCATGCTGATGGCATCCGGCTGATTGCTGCCAGAGATGATTTTCCCGCCAGAGGCCACGGCACAGAACTCTTCGATGATGACCTGCCCTCCACCGATACCGATGTGGGCGAAGCTAGCAATGTGTGTTCCGGCACCGATATGGACTCCGGTGCCTCCTTCGATCTTGACAAAACTGTCAACGCGAACTCCGAGCTTGCCGAAGTGGATCGCAGCACGGTTCGTCATGACCACAGGCTCGTAGATCTGGTTCTGATAAAGACCCTGCTGAGAGCGCTCGATCTCGAGGTTGGACTGGCGCATGATCTCGTCCAGGTTCATCTGCTCCTCGAGCATATGCACCAGGTTCTGCATCTGGTCGAAGTAGTTGCGCGGATTCTCTTCGCTCATACCGCGACCCTCAAGGAACGAATAGCCAAGGCCAACCTTCCGCAGATCCACTTGACATCCTCGACATTCATCTTGAGGTGAAGCGGCAGAAGCAGTCCGCTGCGTGCGATCTCTTGCGAAACTGGCAGATGCTGATCCGTGAGATAACCCGGCTGACGATGCAGAGGCGGGAACACCGGCCTCGTCTCGATGCCATCAGCAGCAAGAGCCTTCATCACGTTGTCCCTGTTCGGAACCATCACAGGCATAACCCAGTTTGGATGGTTCAAGGGCCAGGTCTGTCTGTCCACAGCCGGGAGATACATCGAGTACGCATCACGGAGGCCTGCACGTCGCCGCAGGTGCTCGTCAAGCTTCTCCATTTGACCGCAACCGACCGCAGCCTGGAGATCCGTGAGCCTGTAGTTGTATCCCAGGACCTCGTGGTGATACCGCCGAGCTCCTGTTGTACCCTGCCCGTGGAGCAAGAAGGCCTGCTTGAACACATCGGATCTGTTAGTTACGACGGCTCCACCCTCACCACAGGTGACGATTTTGTTCCCGTAAAACGAGAGAACTGCCACATCGCCCGCGAGTTTGGTGCCGTGGGACTCGCACGCATCCTCCAACATCCAGAGTTCCGGAGCATGAGGGAACGTGCAAGGGATCCCATAGAGGTTCACTCCGATGATACCGACTGCACCAGTGCGCTTCGCTGCAATCAAGGCATCATCTGGATCAAGAGTCCAGGTGTCAGGGCGAACGTCCACGAACACCGGCTTCGCGCCGCAGTACCTCACGGCATTCGCCGTCGCGATGTACGAGCAGGAGGGAACAATGACTCGATCCCCAGGCTTGACTCCCAATCCGAGGAGGGCTAGATGGAGAGCGGCGGTCCCGTTCGAGACCGCGAGCGCGTGCTTTGCACTCATCGACTGAGCAATAAGCTCCTCGAATCGCTCGACAAACCTGCCCCTCGTCAGCCAACCAGAACTCATGACGTCAAGAGCATAGTCGACTTCGTTTCCAAGGAAGGTCGGTTCAGCGATTCTAATAGTCTTCACTTGCTTTCCCCAATGAAGATCTCATAGAAGTACGGTTTGGTAGTTGTCGGGTCCGTGAGGCCAGGCATATCAACGATGACCCCTCGCACTCCTCCCGGCAGCTCGAATTCATCCCTTGGATCCACAGGATTGAGTCTGGTAAACCCAGGGAACGCAGGTGTATCCTCGAGAACGCTCACAACGATGAGCTTCGCCTTGATTACTACTTCCCCAGGCATCATCTTGTTCATCGGCTCGTGAATGGCGCTGATGAGAATGCCACTCCCGAGCATCTTGCCATAACCACCGTCGCCGATGTACGGGTACTGAGTGACAATCGTCTGAAGTGACGACGTCTCGTTGTTGATAATCCCGATGCCTTCGCGGATGATTGCATCGTAACCCATCAGATCACCCTGAACAGAGGATCATTACTCAAATCCTCCGGGTCTTCGAACAACCAGCTCGGCACCAGGAGATACTTGACAGCGTCTGGTAGTACTGCCAAGAGTGCGTTCAGCTCTCGGATGCTGCGCGCCACGAGGATCGAATTGTTAGTTACCAGATTCTCAAAGCTGAGCGCCACCGAGCCTGCTTTGATCGAGCTGATACCCTTGTTAATTACGGAATTGTCAGCGGTACGGTCTGTGGCAAGAAGCTGACGAGCCATCTCACTGGTCGCCCGCTTCAAAGCGACGGGGATTACGTTCTCCGCGATGGCCCTGCCATCACGATCCGACATCCCCGTGCGTGGCCATCGAAGAGCTTGAGTCTCAGTGACCGCGCCCCCCGTCCACGCACGAGGATACGAATCCAACAGCATCGTCGCCCACATCAGCAGGCCTTCTTTCGTATCCTGCGTCTGTGTCGACCACGTTCCTGAGTGCAGTCGAGTCCCGATGTAGTCGTCGGCCTCGGCAACGGAAGGATAGCTTGTCGCCACTGAACCGCCGACTGTCGTATCGAAGTCCATCGTTCCTCTCCTGCACTCAGGTTGAGCTTAGAGCTGCTTGATGACGCAGACGCCGCATCGACCGTCGACGTCCGCACGGATCAGCGGATGCTGGATGGCCATGACCTTGAACTTCAGGATCATGCCGCCCTCGATATCCCACTGAATCGTCTGGATCGGCTCGCCGTCGATGAGAGAGATGACGTCCCGCGTCATCTGCACGATCACGACCTGGTTCGCGGGGCACTGATCCGCGACCTTGATGCCCTGCACTCCGTTGATCTGCAGCAGACGCTGACGGATCGTGAGATCCGAGTTCGCCTTGAAGTCGTTCTCGAGAGGCACGGAGTACGCCGTCGGGATGTAGATCATGTAGGGACCGTAGAACCGGTCACCCTCGAGCTTCGTGATGGCCCCGAGCACATCGGTGAGGATCCCCGCGCCATCCTTGCTGGCGTGGTTCCACTCCTCGTTGTTCTCGAAGTCCTGCGTGTTGATGCTCGGATGGTTCGTCAGACCATAGATCTGGGAACCGCCGAACGTCTTGCCGTTTGTTCCGAGGAAGAATCCCTCCTCGATCTTCTCGGCCACGAGGCGAGCAGCGGTCTCGGCCTGCATCGTGTCGAGCGGCTCACCCGGAGGATTGCGGCTGGCCTCCAGAGTGCGCAGGTTCATGTTGAAGTCCTTGTGGATGATGGGCATCGGCTGAGAGTTCAGCGTGAACTCCTGCCGATCATCCTCGGTCCGGCTCACACCAGACAGCGAGATCTGAGCCGGCTCCATGTCCGTCGCGGTTTCCCACTGGAACATGGTCTTGCCCATCGCGTTGGGAACGGGGATCACGAGACCCGCCGCGCGTACGTCGGCCGCGACCGCGAGGCGGATGATGCCCTCAC